ATAATAACACAAAAGTTACGATTACCCTCTCGATTGTACTTTGTTTCCTTTCCCGCAAAGTTGCGGAATATAATACGAGCGTTCTCAATGATAATGTTATCTACATTTTTATAAGCCATTTTGTTTTTCTCCTTTCTAATTTAACGAACATCAAATGGTGTAGAATCGTTCCTAGGTTTATCGGGGTCTCCCCAAGGCGGTGTCTTCGAAATATAAGGTTCGTCCGAAACAAACCATTCAAAATCGCCATACTCGGATATAGACTTAACAGCTTCATCGACCATCTTGTCATAATAGGATCGATCGATGTTGTCTTCTTTTCCGAGTTCGCTGACCATTTCGGATTCCAGCCACCTGTAGCCTTTCGACCCTGTAGCAGCGTAATACTTACCGTCTTTCTCACGCATAAGTAATCCGCCACCACAACCAGATTTAATGGGGCAGAATTGACCAACTTTTCCAATGAATCGATAGTTGTGACCTTTATCGATGAGTTCTCTCAACTCCTCAACTCGTTCACACTTACGCTTCATTTCCTCGTCATTAGGAAGATCTTGATTATTGATATCTTTCCAAAGTTTTTGGTACTCTTTTTCATAGTCGGATACGTCCGGCAAATCTTCGTTCATATCCAAATATAGAGCCGAGGTTACAGATTTTGTCTCACACATGTCGTCAAATATAATTTCTTCCTTACTAAAAAGTTTTTTGAATACGTATGGTACGGCAAATTGAGTACCCGTTGCTGACCAGGACCCATCTGTATACTTGGCAATATAAACCGCATCATTTACAAGACACATTCTGTCGTATGTAGCCTCGTGCTCAAATGTATAACCGTATTCCTTTCCAAAATCCATAACGAACTGTATAATCTCGGGAGTCGCATCGGGAATTTTTATAGAGTCGGTCTTAATATGAGCGACTGTGAATCCTCGACTATGTATCTCGTCTTGAAGTGTTCGCATGAACAACGCCCCTCGAAGTGCTACGATGTTGTTTTTGTTACGAATATCACGAAAAGGATTATCGAAATTCGCCGAAGTCAAACCATACACACTATTGGCAGCTATTTTCAAAGCGTTTGATAAAGCTGTAGTATCCATGCCGTCATGTAAATATTTTGCTAATCTGCCTCCAAGCATTGTCTTAGCCGTCTCAATATCACCATGTTTAATAGCTATTCGGGCATCAAGAAGTTCTTTAAATCGTCCAGTATATTCTCCGAACACATTCATGTTGATAGCAGAGTTTGGGTGCATGGATTGAACGTCAAGTAACGCAACGTTTCCATACATTCCGGGTAAAGCATATACATATCCGCCTTTTCCAAGGTCTGTTCCTCTATACATATTATGAAATTGTTTGTCTGTGTCGTCGTATACAAATTCATAGCCAGGAAACGAATTAATCATAAGACACCTCCAAAAGTATTCGCCCTTTACAAGTTTTGTTTTTTCCAGACTTTAGAAGTGAAATTGCCGATTTACTCACTCCTAATGCCCTTGCTGCTTGCGTATGCGAATCAAAACGTTCAACTTTTCCCGAACTATTTTTAAGAGTAATCCGTCGATTACTTCCTTCTCCGTTTTCATACATATCTCGAACATTATCTGCTTGCGTTCCCCATGCCAAATTTTCGACATGATTATTTTCTGGCTCATCGTCAAGGTGTCGAACTACAGGTTGATTGTCTGTATTCGGAACGAATGACTCCGCTACGAGGCGATGTATATAGACGCGTTCTCTGCTTCCTGTATCCTTAAGCGATATTTCTAAGTGACCGCTTTTTATGTTTGGTGTAGGTGTCATAAATTTACGAGAGATGTCCGACCAAACACGACCTCTGTTGCTTATCTTATAAGAAGGGTGTCTAGATATAAACGCCCATTCTTCGTCCATGTGTTCTTCTGAAATATAAATATCGTCGCCATATACAAACCTTGCTGCTATGTGTTCCATTTTAATTCTCCTTTCTTAAGACTGTTCGCCAGTCGCTAAGTCTGTATAAATAAGTCTTGGTTTTCTATCATTACCAAATATAATTCGAGTGGTCAAAGTATTTGTGGTATCATTAACCGTCATACTGGCCACATCAGCTAGAATTTGTCTCGCTAAGAAGTCGGAATTTCGAGCGTTGAATGTCGCCTCAGTTGCAATAACGTCATTGTCACAATACTCTGCAACTTTCGTCCACATTTCTTCTGGTACCGGTTTGTCCCACGGTAAACCAAGTTCCTGATGATGAATACCTAATTCTATTTGGAACTTTTTTAGGGACTGCTTCTTACTGGAGAAATCGTAAACGTCCGTATAAGACACATTATAGGCTTCCCCGAAGAAACAATTCCGACTACCGTTAATGATCTTCTGAGATAGATTGTAAAGTTGCTCATTTGTATAACCCATAAGTCTGGCATACAAAATATGATTATCATATCTACGGCAGTTGAACCCTACCAATCTGAATTTCATCAGATCTTCAATTTCAGAAGGGGAGGGGTTAATCATTCGTACAACAGGTTTTCCTTCACCTTCAATCTTCCAGTTCACTAAGAATAGGTTAGGGAAGACCTCAACATCATAGAAAACCAGTTTAGCATCATCATTTTTTCCTCCAGCGGAGGGATCCGCAGACTTAAACTGCATTTTATTTACCAACTTGATACAATAGTCGGCTTGGTGAGTGCTATTTGCAGCAAACGCCAATACTGCATTACGCATATCAGTGACGTCATAATTCAAGTCACTAGCATATGTATCCTCTAGTATTTTATAAATAAAGTCGATACTGGGCTTAGTACCTGGATGTATCTCTTTGTTAAGATTTCGTTTGATCAGTGTTCTAAGCCCTTTCTCGCTTTTTATGGCTTCAAAATTTACCATTTTATCTTCTCCTTTCAGCGGTAAACCAGAGCTAATGGTCGAGATAGGTAAGTTGTTGCATTTTGACAATTTTCGTCTTAATGAACTTTTACCAGTGAACACCTTAACTTCCACATAGTCATCATAAACTCGGCTCAGTTTTGAGACATCTCCAGTGTAAATATAATGCAGATGTATTCCTGCACCACTCTTACTAAGCTCTGCATATGTTGGCGGCCATTTACTAGCTTCTTCAACGTTCCTTTCAAAAGATTTATTACCGTCTCCATCTGGAATATCGAAGTCAATAACAATATGATTTTCCGGAACTCTAACGTAATGGAGTTTTGAAGTATTTAACTCTGATAATTTTGACGTAACTTCATCCCATTTTTCAAAAGGTGTTTCGTTTTCCGTAGCGTACTGAGCAATACAATCAGCACATTCTTTGTCAAATATAGATTTGTTTTTTACAAACTTTATATGCGTCATCTTTGTTTCTCCCTCTTCATCACCATCCGTCCTTTCCTCAAATTTTTCCGTCCGAAATCCGCTGTAATAACTTCGAACCCTAGATCCATCATCAAAATTAAATCGATCTTTGTAATCCCGGAAATAATTCCTAAGCTCCTCCTTAAAGATTCTTTGTGAATATGGAAATGCTACCTTTGCCTCATCGCAGTAAGTCTTATACATTTCCCAAGCGGCTTTAAGTGTTGTTCCATCTTCCTTCTTGAACACATGGTATGAGTCAATAACGAAGTTGTAGAAATCGTTAGATGCACCAAGCATCGCCACTGGAATATAATCATCGTACTTACTGGGGTTCTTCAAATATACTTCTTGGCAGTGATAAGCAATTGCCCCCAGTTCAAAGCCGACCTGTTTGACAATTGTTTTATATTCCTTCGAACTCAACTTATCGCCGGAAGGAGATACGTCAATTAGTCTTCGGATAAGACCTGATTTTGCATCTGTGATTTTTACCGGCTTATTTGTGCCAAGGAACAGAAAACATTTAAAGCGATTTGCATAGGTCGATTTGAATTTTTCGTTTACCGTCATAAGCTCGTGGGAAACAAGACTATTCAACCTCGTATTATCTTCAATTTTGGAGAGGTCGCCGTCGTGTTGAATCGCAACAAGCGGATTGGTTTTAAACGCTTCCAGCGCAAAAGAATTACTGGAAGAACCAAGAGCCCTAGCATCAAACACTGAATAATAACCTTCAAACAACTGCTGGATGATGTTTAGTATTGTAGATTTACCGGTTCCCGCTGCGCCATACAGAACCATGAATTTCTGCAATTTCTTAGAGTCTCCGGATACAATCGACCCGATCGCCCACTCAATCTTATGTCGTTCTTCCTCTATATATAGAGTGGACATCAGCTTGTCATAGGCAGACAAATCGCCAGCTTCAAGCGGATAACTCAGCTTTTTACTGGCGTAATCTTTTTTATCGGTTTTGTTGTTGGAAAATATAAGTTTCTCATCCAACATATGAAAGTGATCCCTCATCTGCTTCTGACAGTATTTATGCCAAGAGTCAATCATTCCAGACTCGGCGTCCCACATATGCAGAACTTTTATATTAGAGTCAAATTTTTGGCGGTTTTCTTCTGCGTATCTATCTAATTCACGATCGATCAGCTGTAAAGCGGAATGTTCGTCTGTAGACCACAGACCATATTCCTCAATCCAGATAGCGTAGAAATCACCACCTCGAATCATGAGATCTGAGCTTTTTTTGATGATGAACTTTGGATAGATTTCTATTACGCCACGTTTTGTACTGCGTGTTGAAATCATAAGAAAGTCAACCATCGCCTTTTATTCTCCTTTCATGCGTTTAAGCTCCTCGATCTCTTTACTTAGTTCTTCGATTTTTTTGTCTTGTCCATAATTATGGGTCTTCACCATAAGCGCATAGGTAGTAATAGTAAATGCGAAAGCGGCTAGCGTTCGGTTAAACCTTGCTTGATTTCGAAGTTGTTTTCTGATGTTTTTAATGGCGTCTGAAGAAGACTGTAAACTTCCGAAAATATAATTAATCATTTCAACCATTAACTTTTCCTCCTTTCGTTTTGTGTTTCATGAAACTGTCCACGGTTTCAAACTTCCAATCTCTATGGTTATTGAAAGTAAATATAAATTCCGCATCGTTCTGCTGTCTTACGCGGATACTGTTTTTACCATTCGGAAACCATACTGCGACGCGGTTCCCAGCAAATAGCTCAAAATATAATTCGAACCATTTGAAAACTTCATTGTGAGTCATTTCACCCCTCCTAAGATGCTAGGATGTCGTCCAAATACCAACACATTTGGTACCAAATTTCAGCGGTTCGTAAATCATGTTTACAATTCTTAACAGTAAACAAACCGCCCTCGCCGTTTCGTTCATATTCTCGGTTAAGGAACCTCGTAATGACGCTTTCCAAATACCATTTATCAAATATCGTGTCATGCATGGAACCCAAACCAAGATTTACAATCATGTTCCAGAACCATTGCCCTGTGCGATTGCCGATATCGGGGTCATCCATAATATGTTCCTCGCAACGAATAGCAAGGGCTGTTAACATTTCTAAAACACTACAAGGACGGTCATCCAAATATGTTGCTATCATAGGGCTATTGTACTGACGCTCATATCCAAATCGATATCGGAGGTCTATCCCATCTTCGGCTCTGTTACCATCCATTTCAATAATATAGGTAAACTCCATATCATGTAGGTGAGTCAAAAGCTTCCGATAGGATAGCCTTTTCGGATATTTTTCATTGCATACGAGCTGGTACATCCATTCGAAGTATTCTTTGTTCAGCTCGTTTTTTGTCATTAATCACTCACCGGCTTTCTTCTGATGATAACGCTCGAATATTTTCTTTGATCAAGAAGGATTTCATAGTCGCATTTCAGTCTGTCGTTTCTGACAAATACTGAATCATCTTCATACTCTCCAAAACTATTCAAAGAATCGAATCCGACAACGTCTTCGACATCATCCACGATTACATCGTTATCGTCGGCCAGAATTTGATCAGCGTAATAAGTTAGACTAATTGTTTCATAGTCATCTAAATCGCCAAACTCTTCCGGAGCGATAACATAAGGTTTATCTACGCTCATAGGCTCCTCTTTCACCTCCTCGGGTTTTTCATCAACCAAGTCGGAATAGTTAGTATAACCATGTTCACTTAAACGGGCTGCGTATTCTATAACGCTCGGCTTTTCCTTTGCGTTGTCCGCCTTTATTCGGGCTTCTGTATTCTCAGTAAATTCGGCTTCTCTCTTTGAGAATACTTCTTTTACTGAATCAATTTCATCTTGAGCTATCTGCTCATATTTTTTCTCAACATACCGCCAGGTAACTACTGAACCGACGGCTACGCCGAGAACAAACATCATAAAATTTATTGTTTTATTCATAATCGTTCTCCTCGCTTTTTACCGAAATACATTTTCTCTATTCGGTCCCGAACAAAAGAACAGATACTCAGACAAAGCTTTACAATCATTTGCATACCAATCAGTTAAAGTCTCTTCTGCGATTTGAATATCGCTTTCACTGACAGGGCGACTTTGTCTCCAGTAACCTACAAATTGTCCTTTGGTTGTTACAACATCAATAACGTTTTCTCCAAATCCGCCATCTGATACACGATTAACAATGACTTCAACAACTTTACGTTTATCAGCCATTTTATCGTCATAACATTCCCCGGCTAACGTCCGAACAATCGCTTCAACTTCTTCATCCGAAAATGGTTTTTCTTCTAACGGTTCTATAATCATTTCCGGAGTTTTGTATGACGTAGTGACAGTCGGTATAGCCGAAGTAATTGGTTTAGAAATCACAATCTCTCCAGTGTCGGTTTCATTGATAGGAATATTACTACAAACCATAAATATAAATACCGCACTCAGAGAGACTATGATTACCTTGTTTAATTTTCGCATAAAAAGGTCTCCTAAAATATAAAAAGACTACCCTAGGGTAGTCTTCGTATTTTTTGATGCACTCATTACATCAGATCCAAAATGTTTCCATCTACATTGAAGTCAAGAAGGACTACTCGTTCGTATACTTCTTTTCCAAATCTTTCACGCATAACTGTATCTTTTACGAAAGATTCTTCATCCCTTCGGTAGGTTTCGTAAATCCCGAAATCAACGTAATTATCACCATTAGGGTTATTGGGATCATATACCCATCCAACAATTTGACCGGCTTTAGTTCTAGGAATACCAAGGGTATCGAGTACGTCATTCAAGTACAAATATCCATAGGCTCTAAGTTTATCGTTAGCATACTGCTGCTGAGCTAGAAGAAACATTCGATTATAGTTTCCGTCTTTTTCCCAATAAGGATTAGACTCTTCAAAGAAGAAAGAATAATCACTCAATGAGTCTCTTTCCACAACGCTGATGGTCTCTTTGACTTTCTTTTCCTTACCGTCTTCGCCGACGACAACTTTTTCAATCTTCTTAGCCTTGATACCGTGCTTCAGCTCGCGGTCGACTTCTTCGCCAAAACGCTCTACCACGTGATTTCTGTATTCTTTAAATCCTTTATCAACCGTAGCGTAAGCAGCAGCCAGTGCTACATTTCTCTGACGAAGAATATTATTCGATGCCAGAATGCTACCAAGGGATAGTACACCAAGGGCTACTGCCGGAGCATAAAGTTTTGTCAATTTAACGCCTGTCTGAACATAAACGATTGCTAAATCTTTCTTAGCGTCTTCTGAAGTGTATTCCTCTACGAACGCCTCATTAGCCGCACAATCATGAATAGAGTTGATATCTTCTTTGGCTTTTTCTAAAATATCATTCACTTTAGTAGTAGCTTTACAAGCCATGACCGCACTTACAACGGTTCCGACTACACCAGCCACTACGAGAATTTCCGGGCTATGTTTTTTGAGCTTAAAACCCATCTTGTTAAACGAACTACTTACAGTCGTCATAAGTTCTGCTTTTTTCATAATTAGATAATCTCCTTTTCGTTTTTAATAGATTTATACCCGGTATTACCAGGTCCGCATACACATTGTTTGGCTCTATCTAGAGTTTCTGCTCTTGTCATTTTATCTCTCCTCATTCAAATATTCGTAATACTCGGATTCTGTTGCGAATAACATCCAACATCCAGCAACAAAACCCATGTATCCATATGAAGTCAGATATCCTTTCATAATAATCCTCCTAATTTAGCGGAAGGACTTTGGGTAGTTTAAGCATATAGCCGTCCCGTACTCTAATTACAGATGCACTTCGAATATCGGTCCATCCATATTTATTATCTGTATAATTTCCTGTTACGCCGACCAAATCATACAAATCTGCCACGCTAACCAAACCATAAGTAGAAATCAACTCGTCCATTCTTGACAGGACGTCTTCGGCTTCTCCTCGATTATCCAAGATAATATCGTCGTAATTATAACTGGTCTTTGTCCTAGCCAAGTTATAATCTCTACGGTCATTTCCTCCATCGTAATAACTCCTGTAAGATTCCTTAGAAGCAGTGGAATTACTCTTTGTCCTACCTGTTCCCCCGTAAAGTATCATGTCAATACCGTTCGTCACGATATCCGAAATGGCTTTTTTAATTGCTGGAACCAGTACATCCAATAGAATATAGGACTTTACGTCGTTGACATCCTCCGAGATGAATACGTTCGTAAACTTCTGAATCTCGCTTTTTTTCTTGGATTTTACCGTCCCAGCAATCACTTTTTCCACTTTCTTTTCCGGCACAGATTCCCGTCGTTCTTCTTTGGATTTATGGGAATTTGGCTTGTATTGCTCCATCATAGTTTTTCTCCTTTCACACAGTTTTTAAAACCAGTTGTGGTTTTTGACTCATACTGTCTGCTATCGAGTTGTATATTTTAGACACGTTTTGTAGATTCTGATTAAATTCCTCCAACAGCGAATCTAAATCGTCATCGAATTTAGAAATCACTTTTTCTTTTGCTTCGTCTTTGATCTCCTGTTTTAAATCCGAAATATCAATATTGGATACTTGATCGCGTATTTCCTTAGTTACAGAAGTCTTAATGTTAGAAAAAGATTTGTCAACAGAGTCTTTAACTTCATTATGCAATGCAGAACTAACTTTGCGTATTGTTTCTCTAGATAAAGAATAAACAACAGCGTTAACTTCTCTACATACCGCTTTATCAATGGCCATATCTACGATCGACCGAGAAACTTCAACATGGATTGTTTTTGACATCTGTTCAACCGATTCCTCGATTAACTCATATGCCTTCTTAACTTTTACTTTCGAATACCAAGAGTATCCTACGGCAATAACCCCTGTTATTAATGCCGCGATTCCCAATCTTTCCGAAGCATTCATGTGTTTACTCCTTACGCCCATAATTTTTCTCCTTTCAAAAAGAAAAAGGAAAAGCACCCTGTTAAAGGTACTCTCCCTCGTTAGAACTCTGTTTTCTATTTACTTAGGTACATCAAGTTACTCATCGATTTCGGCATCGTCAAAATCATCAACTTCTGCGTTAATCCTTTGCTGTTCCTTCTTGGTTTTGATTTTAGCCATTACCGGTTTGATTACATACTTGTAAGCTACAAAGCCTCCAAGAACTGTCAAACCGACACCTGCTGCCACCTTAAAAACCTTTCCAGAACTCGCTGTTGCGATTTCCTCAGTTGTTTCAATAACCTCTTCGTTTACCATGATTTCGTTCGTATCCATTTTGTTTTTCTCCTTTCAAATATAGAAAAGTCTATATGTTCTCCATTAAAGACCGTGTTTTTTTCGCGTACCCAAATGCTACCTGTTGTACTCATATCTGGGGGCAATTTGATAATCGACAACAAGACAAGGAGTGCCTTCGTCCGCTAACTGTGAGCTGAACTGCAAATCTATGTATCCGTGATCGATGTTCCATCCGAGATCATCGCCGATGCTGGTGGGGTTAAGCCCGATTTCGTAATAGAACTCGTTAAGAGAAATATACATTTCATCTCTCATTTGTCGATTGAGTTCATTTTCTGCCTTTTTCAACTTATCGATATCGGATTTAAAATATCGTCCTGAGATCACATCATAACAGAGGGTATTACCTCTTTCGGTAATGATGATTTCTCGACTACTAACTGGATCTCGATTAATCCTATCCTTCGCCACGGCATCTCTTACGGACTGTTCTTTTTTCTCACCGATGGCTTCGATTACTTTTCCTTGGTATTCTTTCAGAGCTGACTCGGATAGAGTATAGGCCGTCGCTAATGCAGCGTTACGACGAACGTTTACGGAGCTTGCACCAATCAGACAAGAGATTGATAAACATCCGGTTATAGCTGCCGGAATATAGCATTTCCAGGTAAGTCGAATAACATCTTTTATCGGAAGTGGAGTGCTCCCATAAATAAAGTTTTGGTCATTATCCGCACGTTCAAGACGCTCGTTATTAATAATTTCTAGTGCCTTTGGTGTTGCTCTTACCGCCATTACGGTAGTTGTAACCATTCCAGCGATACCGATGCCTGTTAATATCTCTGGACTATGTTTACTTATTGCCGTCCGTATACTTTTGGCAATTTTAGATAAGTTTGGTTTATTCATTTATTCATTTTTTCTCCTTTCAAATATTAACGGGGCACAAGGCCCCTAGATTATTTAACCAACCAGAATACCGGACGAACTCCAATAGAGTCCGAAGCGCTGAGGTAGTTCGCATAGCCATTGTCGTACACAAAAGCGAAATCAGCCGCAGAAACTTCTTTTTTCGTGGCGTTTTTCAGCCAGTACCACTCGTAGTCGTCATTGAAATCAACAATACGATTCTTTCTCTTTTTCATAAGAGGAAGCTGCTCGTCATCATCTGGTTCCATTACATCGTTGTACCAATCGTCGTGACCGAACATCTGTCCGTATGTAGGAATTGTAAGATTGTCGATCCTGTCTCTTAAATCTTTCGGAAATGCTGCTAATAGAACATCGTTGATCCATTTACAAAGATCTGATTTCTCATAACCGCCTTTATTAGTGTATTTTTTATTCATGGGCTGCTCCGCAACACAGTCATCAAATAAGAACAGCGTTCCTTTGTCGGTGATTTTCTGTGCAGTCGCAGTAAATTCGCCAAACCCCGTTAACTGAATGATTATTTGGTCTCCCACCTGAATACTACTTGTTTCTAACTCCTGTTTTCTTAATACCTTCATGGTTTTTTCTCCTTTCAAATATAAAAATTTAATAGTGTTTATAAAAATAACAAAATGATATCATCAGCAACTTCTTTTGCGATGGAAAATATATGCCTATATTGTTTCTTGCAGCCGTCACACTTATAAACTTCCATTTCTTCAATAAAACCTGCTATGATATCAACTGGCGGTATTGGTTCACGTGAAGATCCCGTGATGTGGGAGGGGAGACGTTCGGCCTCGTTGTTCAGACGGTCTATGATCTCGTAAGCTGCCCATCTTGCGTAACTAAGATCTTCAAAGTATTCTTTTGATTCTTTCGGATTGACTTGTCCGAGATAATCAGTAGCACATAAACGTTCATCTATGTACTTGCTAATTATAGATATTGCTATATCGCACATTTCCTGATTACGGATTCTGACCGCCTCCCTCCTTTCACGCAAAGAAAAAGAGTCCTTGTTAGGACTCCTCTCCATCTCTCTTGGCAAGCGCCTCATTTACTTTTTCCTCAATCTTTTCATCCATCTTCTTGTCATTAACCCAATCGGTTATGAGCGTTGCTCCCATTCCGATCGCGGTTGCCGCAATACCGAGGATTTTAATTAATTTACTGTTCATAAAGCAATTACCTCCTTTCATAATAGTGGTTGTAAATCTTGCGGACTAGCCTTAGTAATCAAACTTGTTCGGGTCCCAAAGGGCCGATATCACACAGCATTCCATACCATCATCCAATACGGATTGACTGTTTTCGAAGTCGAGCCACATAATTCCGCCCTCCAAGAATTCGTCCATCGACCATCCGATTTCATCACCGTGATTGATTGGTTCTATTCCTAGAAACTCATAAAATTCATTGATTGTGGTGTCGCCACGCAAACAAAGATTTCGGTTAACATGATATTGAGCATTTAAAACAGCAGCCATTGTCGCCGTAAAATATCTCTGCGAAAACAGGTCATAACAAAGGATTTTTTCGCTTTCTAGATCTAAATCAGCGGAGTACACCGAATATCCATCTGCTGAAACATAAGTATCCTTCGCCATTTGTGCTTTGATTTTGGAATCCGCGTCCTCACCATAAACGGTATTTGCAGACTTTCTATACCGCTGATAGGATTCACTCAATAAGGCATAAGCACTCGTTAATGACGCTTGGTTGCGCTTGTTTAGGGCGTTTATTCCGACTATACAGGTAATGGTTGATAGACCCACCAAGGCTGCTGGAATATAACATTGCCAACAGGATTGAACCGCTTCGAGTTTTGTGTAGGCATACGGATCTCCGTCATGATTTTGCCTACTGTCGGCTCTAATAAGATCCACGGCTTTTGGTGTGACTTTAACGGCCATTACAGAGGTGGCCACAACACCGATTGCGCCTATACAAGTTAGAATAGTTGGGGAGGACCGTTTTAAATATGACTTTGATTTGCGAAGTAACCCGTTTAGTTTTTGAATTCCTTTCATGTTTTTTCTCCTTTCAAAATATAAGAGTCCCTGTTAAAGGACTCCAAGTTTTAGAGAATCAGTATCCGGTCACATCAATTCGATGTCTTATACTTCCGTCTTTCACGGTTAGAACCAACTGTTTCTCCATAATATAAGTTGTAAATTTCGCGTAAAAAGAAAGAGTCCTTGTTAGGACTCAGTCTTATACCAATCAGGGTGTTTACGTTTCATTTCTTCTTGATACTCATCACTAAATAAAAACATCACTTTGGAAACTTCCCCAGCTAAACATATTGGATTTAGTTTTTTTGGTGCATATTTATCCGCACAATGTTTAATTTTGTTAATATCAATTTTCATGAAATTCACTCCTTTCATAATAGAGAGTGTAAATTATGCGTAAATTTATTAAAAACGACCTTTTTCACTTAAAAATAGCACAAAAATAAGCCAAATCGTTTCTAAGGCTCTTATTAGCCTATTTAAGCGACTTTGCCTATTTTAATGACTTATACCATTAGTTAATCTTTTAATGTGCCTTAAAACAGAAAATATGAGGTCTTTTTTCTTGCAGTCTTTAAAAAATGTGCATTTTAGGTAATTTCCTTGTAATATTCACGTAGAAAAACGAAGAGAACGTGTAATCCACACGGCTCTCCGCTTCTTGAACTATTAAGCCTTTATTTCTTAGTTGGTTTAAAACGGTTAAATAAACCTCTAAATGTAGTAGAGGTGTAAGTTCCAGTTTCCTCGAACCTAAATCCTCTCTTCATCCAGGCAGCATAGAATATCATCGGCAATATGATACCTGCTGCTTCTAATCCCAATCTAAAATATCGATCTTTGATCTGTTCTTCCAACTGGTCCTTCTTAAGTATGTTATCGCTTTCACGAGTGTCATACTTTTCATTAAAGTCCCATTCGTTTTTAGTCTCCTCGATTCTCAATCGGTAAAGTTTAGCCAAGTCATCAATTGCTGTCGATTTCTCTTTGCTTCCCGGTTCCAAGGTAGATAAGTCTCGAATCTCCGTCTTAATCTCCTCTCCTAACAAATCTTTGATTTCTTCGTCCATTCTTATTCCCCTTTCAATAAACAATTTAATTAGTTCCATAAAAGAGAGTGTTATTCGTGCGGAATGAAGCTTTTAATACTAACCCTAAACGTTACGTATTTCTTTTTATAAATATCTCTAATATCTTTTGACAGTTCTAAAAACAAATATGGATCGTCGTCCGAATCAGAAGTATCCACTCGAAGAGAGCCGACTGACCGAGTTCGAAATATAATCATTGTAAGAATGCAACCTATTAATACTCCGATTCCAAATATAATAATTAACTGCATAACGAACCCTCCTTATTTCTAACCGGGAATTTCTCACATATCAAAATAGCATTTTTTATAGTTACCTGCGTGCTGGAAAATAACAAAAAGAAAGAGCCCTTGATTAGGACTCAATCTTGTATAAAGAACCGTAAAATGAGCAAATTTATAGCAAAAATGATAAAAATAGCTCTAAAAAAGGCTAAAATAAGAGAAATCGATTCTAAGGCCATTATTAGCCATTCTGAAGAGTTTAACCCCGTTTATGACTAATCCATCGCGCACCCCGAAGAACGTGACTTAGAACGCATTTTAAAAGGACTTTTTTCTTAAAAGTTAAAATTTTTCCCATATTACCAGCCTTTTTGTAATAAAAGATATTAATTTCGCGTTTTATTCAATAACCAGAAAAAACGTCTGTATAATTCGTAGTAAATATCCCTGCAACACGGAATTTCTAATCTAGCTTTCAAATAATCGTAAGAAACTCCTTTCCATAAATATAACGATGCATATGCAGCTGAAGTAAACTGCTTTCTTTAGATTTCTTTAAAGACTTGGCAAATTCGTCTTGAGTATTCATTGAATCTAACATTAACCTCTTTAGCCCACTCCATAGCCTCTTTCATATCGCCGTTAACCTCATGGCCCATTACGGCTTTAGCTGTGCACTGGGCTAGATTAAGGCTCGCTTGCGCCATCTCTAGCTGTATAAGCGAGCCCTCCTCCCTTAATGTCGCGTTCTTCTGCTCTTTATGTTGGCGTACTCCGATAATTGCTACTCCTATAGTGCCACATGTTGATATCATCGCCACGATAATGCTGGTTACATCCATCCGTCACGCCCCTTCCATCAAACGGTTTAGTTAGACTGGATCACCTCCTTTTTCGGCATCAAGCATAGATTGAACTTCTGCTCTGTATCTTTCTGGTACTTTCTCTATAACTCGGCGACCTTCTGTAACTAAAGTGTAATAAAGTTGTACCATCTATTTAGTACCTCCTTCCACTAGTTCCCGTAGGGCTATTACCTCTTCGAACGTCGTAGCAAGAGCGTCCATTAGAATTATGTTTTGTTCTTCGATACGAATAAGTTTTTCTTCGGTAGTTTCGGGAATGGGATCGGAATATGTTGGTTCTATTATTGGCGGCTCTAGAGCATCCCATTCTTCCTGTGTTATTGGTATAAAATTATCATTTATCGGGTAATTATTGTCCGTTTTTATAAACGTACCCATATCAGTAACGACAATTTGTTTGACATAAATGTATTTGATTTGTTCGTCGTTATTAATTTTGAAAAACATCGTTTTTCCACCCTTTCTCATAATTATTCTAGGGAATATAACGCAACGCCATAGACGTTATTAGTACCCACCCTAGCGCATTGTATTATTAGGGAAGTTTTAAAAGGGATACAAAAAGAACTGGGACTCACGGCAATATCAATAAATCTCGCTTGTGTTGTCGGTTTTGGCAAGGCAGTGTGTGAGGCTACCTGTAACCCGGGATTGAATGCCGATGCGTAATATGAACTGGTCCCTAATTGAGTACCAACAGATCCCGTATTCCCGTGGAATATTTCTACACCATCAACAATGATCTTATATTGTCCGCCATCCCCTGTGGCATTATAGTTTAAATGACCCAATGCTAAAAATTCACCTTTTCCTCTTATATTTAAAACGTCGGTTAATGTTTCGGGGTCAATATTCCATTCTATTCTTTTCATCCCCCTAGGGCGTTGCGTCTTAACAAGTTCTCCAGATATAAAAGAACGTAACTCCTTCACCTTAGCATGCACACTCCCGGCCGCACTAGACGCGTCCGCGTTAGACCCAACGTTAACCTTTATAGTATCGATGACGGTTTTACTAGAATTCACAATGGTTTTTACAGAATCGATTAAAACGTTCAACGGCGTAGAGAGATCGCTATTGACTGCTTTTTTTATTATAGGCCACATTACACAACCACCTCCGTAATACTTCCATTCGCATTAAATATTGTAGTGATGACGGAATTTTTAATCACTGTTACTCCATCCGTATCGTAGACTGTCACGGATACCGTTATTGTCGTATCCGGGTTAAACACTGTTGTCCGTACAGCTATCGTGGTGAGACCTACAGTGGTAAATATAGTCTCTGTAATGTCACCATTCGCCTCGAATACTGTATTGCGTGTACAACCCGGTAACTCACCGATATTATCGAAGTTGAAAGTTTGTAATAACGTAATATCATCCTTGACGAGATCATACCAAGCTTGAATTGTAATTTGACGTCCGTCGAAGTCGTTTTGTTGCTCCGCCATCTGATCGACCCAATCTTGAGAATGTACGGTAAAAGCACTATTCCATTGGGCTAATAAAGGCGCACTGTCAAGAGTTTCAAGAATACCAGTGCTTAATGGACACGCCGCAGTACCAACACGATTAGTAATGTTGGCCGCGATAATCTCAGTAACGTTCGCTCCCACGTAGACGTTCGCTAAAGGGTATTGGTGTACTAATTCGGTATTTATAAGAGTAGGTGCGATCGGGTTAGTTGCGGGCGTACCCTTTATAACCTTTATGCTATTCGCCCTTACTTCCTCCGAAGCGTTAATCTCCAACACCACAGTGTCGAGACGATTAAGAACTATCTCGGCGGGCGCAATCGCGTGTAATGACGCTACTGAATTATATGTCCACGTATGATCGAACCACGCCCGTCCGGAGCCAACTGTAACTTGCATACCATTAGCCGCCGAAACAATGAATGCCTCACCAATGGACATAAACACTCCGTCATTAAGGATACCATCAAATATCGACGATATGTCAGCGGCGTCGTACGTTCGATCGCCATTTTGCGAGTTGTAGAATCCATATGTTAAAGCCATTTTTACCTCCTTACTACTAAACGGTTGCGTTTACACCAACTTTTAAAGTCGGTATACTAGTTATTACTGTTCCTCCTAAACGTAGGGTATTCTTTGAGACCTGATAGATCCTGAGAATATATCATCTCTATAACACGTGTCTTAGCCTCTATGCCGTACTCATTGATAATCTGTACGAGATCGCCGAGGAAGAAATCTTCGCCGTATTTATAAGTAGTAGCGCTATCTAACTCACCATCGAAAGATGTTGAGAAAGAGTGTTCGGACAAGACCTCAGATCCCCTCTGCTCGAGCTGGGCGAGATATTCTTCGTCCGTTAGAGTAACACCATCAACTGTTCGATAGATACTCTTAGCGTCTGTATAGATTTCTCTCCTCGTTAAGCCCGATTCTCCACCGACCACCGTCGACTTCTCTTCACCATCTATGAGCGTTACCGTCCTCAGATTCGTTTTAGTCTCGATGTAATTACTATTCATTAGATTTTCAAAGTTGGATGAGAACACTACGTAGGGATTATCAAATTGATCATACGATCTATCCTGACCCTTGTATAACTTGAATATGAATTTATCATCTGAGAGAGTTATCTTGAAACCGACACCTCTCTCAAAACAAAGGACAAGAACCGCTTCGTATAGATTAGTGCCGCGTTCAATTTGAGCGTCTACAGTTAAAGATAGAATATTCGGATCGGTTGATGGTTCAAATATAAAGTTAGATATTTTACGATCTTCTATTGCTGGCGAGATAACGTTCTCATTAAGTAGGGTTTGAATGGCGTCCTGAAAATTACCGGTTAGTATTGTTTGTTCCCAAACGATCCGTCGATCAAGAATGAATTCTAGAGATCTTCCTGTTACTATAAGATGATCGCCTTCCTCTATATCACATTCGATTTCCATACTTTCAATCATCATGAGATGTTCAGAACCTTTACGCCACAGGTAATAATCTTGTTGCAGAAATGACATCAACTCAAGATTTACGGGTGTGTAGATCTCAAAGTCACCAGCGCCATAATATCTATCAGTCCATATTAGGGATTTTAATGTATCTATGTTTTTTATAGTTTCTAAGTTGGGATTTAAAACGAGTAACTCAAAAAAGTCTCTTTCCATATTTACCTCCTTTTAAATTCCCTGATATATTACTTGGTTTATTATTCTAAAATATAAGTTAACCCCGCCCTCTTCCGCGTCGAAGGCAAATACGTTATCTCCTTTTCGCAGGAACATCCAAGTTACATCGCGATCAAGACAGTTGATGATATTGTAGTATACGCCTTCTCTTAGTAGTTGAATGGATTTATCACCCTTAATAGTGGATATAAATATAGAATCGCCCAATATAATAGGTTGTCCAGTTAAAGCGATTAATTTATCTGTATCTATTTTCATATTCTCGAGGGTGTCCACGTTATAAATCCTTACATGTTCGGCAGTACCAACGGAGTGAATCTCGATATTGAAACCTATCTCCGAATCGCCATTGTAGAGTACTGTTTGAATTTGATTCTTAAGGAGGTTGCCCATTATGAGTAACTTGTCCGTTAAAGCTTCGTTCGAAAAAGGAAATGAGAAAACCTTTTCGAACCCGCTAAATACCGTTATCTGTCTACCTTTTGGTCCAGCGGAATAGAAATATGGATTCGGACACACTATTGAAATTTGTGTAGTCTCTTGCCTACTAAATATAATCGGCTCGTTCGACTCCACATATCCAAATATCTCAGCCGTACGATTGGTCGTCTCGATAAGGAGACGTATACGCTTCTTAACGGGGAAATACTTGTAGGATTTTTGCCGTGCATCCTCTATCGTCGGGCTCTCTAAAAGAGCTAAATTGAAAACTATATTACGGGATGACAGACGAGCGGAATTATAGATTGACCCGTCAACACTAGATAACTCAGAAACATTTATATCCGCCTTGACCGGGCCCAGTCCTGATATTTCTTGAATGACGAACCCAGATTTCTCCGGGAACGCCAACTCAAGTTTTATAGATTCGTTTAGGTGGTTCGTTACGGTTATGGATTTTATCATGTAGTACCCACCACCCCTCTCAATGTTGATATTTGATTCTTGGTTTGTCTGTAAATTTCAAGTCTGGATAAAGCTTTAGGCGAATAGTTATTCTGTACAAACGATACCTTTGTTTCCTGTGGAGTTTCAGACCTGTTGACGCCGTCAGATTCACTAGATGCGGCGAACGTTGGCAGTTTCCTTATTACATCAGCTACATTTATTCCTTTATTCTTGGAGAGTAAATCGTTAATGAGTAAACTTCCAGCCTCCACGTCACTGAGATCTAGAACGGGTCTGATGACAGGATCTAAATCCGCATTGTCGTTAATTACATCAGATATTGCCGATATGACATTCTTCAAAGTAGATATCGTAGACATCCCCATATCGGCGGCAGATGACATACCAAGATGACTGTACTTCTTCAAACCTTCAGCAAACCCCACCATTGACCATCTACCCAATTCGGCAAATTTCTTTGAGGGGGATGCTACTCCTATTGCGTCTCTGGCTGCTTGTAATGCGTCAGTAGCAGTTCGTGCTGCTGCCTGTGCTAGTTCGGAGGCTTTTGATAAGATGCCCCACTTCATTCCATCGACAATGTCTTGACCGAGTCCCATCCAGTCGGGAGTTCTCATAATGGATACAATGTTGTCCGCAAACGTTCTGAAGTCTTTCTCACCTTTCGTCCGCAACTCGCCAATCTTCTTGAGCCAGTCGTTCTTCATATTCTCGATTGTCTTAGCGGTTTCTTCGGCTAATTGTTTTGTCTTCTCTTCAAATATGAATCTTTGCTCCTCGAGATCTATCCTGGCCTGCGCATTCGCCATTCTTATTTGGTTTGACGTCTCAATGCGCAAACCCTCAAGCTCTTTAGTAGCAACGGTCCTGGCCTGACTTGATTTTTCTTGCCATAGAGATACATACTCGATCAACTCCGGTTCGGACAACTTATTCAAAGCTTTGATTTCAGATAAAGACCTAGGTCCCATCTTTTGTAGTTCGTCTATTAGTGCGGAGTCGACTCCTCTACCGGACAGATTACTCATTTGTCTTGTCCAATCGTCGAACTCGTTAACCTGATCTTTTAAGTTCTTAATTAGATCGCTACCAAGCACCTCATCCTTAGGTTCAATCTTGTCAAATAAACCGTACGTATCATATAGAGATTTTGTCCGCGATTTGAGGGCCTGATCATATTGAGCGTTAAGATCTCTAATATCTCTCTCAAGTTGATCGTTAATCTGTCTGCACGCTTCATAGTATTCTTGTTCGTATTGGATTCGTTTATCCATAGCGTCACGACTTACGTCTATAACCCCTTGTGCGAAGTCTGCATCGGCCTGGGCTATTTCTTTCTTTACGCGATAAACTTCTCGATCCGCTTTCTTACGTTCCTCAGTACCTTCTAAATATCTGGACTGAACGCGCTCCCAAGCATCAAGTTCTTCATATAAACTTAATTCGCTATAATACTTACGCTCGTCGATCCAGTCCGCAGAAGCGTTAAAGGCGTCCTCAGCAGCTTTCTCGGCTTCTTTTGCGGTTTTAGCCGCAGCTTTCTCAGCGGCAGTAACAGCCTTCTTAGTCATTTTCTCGGATGACGCTTCAACCTTAGGAGTACCTTTGTCTATACCAATAGCTAAACCGGCGGCGACGTTATCGCCTATTTCTTTAAATACTTCGGAAGGTGAACGAGTATCTAGTACGCGTTTGGCTGCATCAATAGCAGATGTCGCTAGATCTGTGACACCCTCAACCACAGAGGATATCTTCTCTTTTATTCCATTTACGAGGCCCATCACTATCTGTCCACCAATCTCGATGAACTTATCAACAGCCTTTAGTAACGTTTTAGCCATGAGAAGAACAATTTTACCTATTAGATTTAGGATCGCATCAACAACCATTTCTCCGTTTCGTTCGACGGCATCAGCGAGACCATAAAGGAAAGAGATCATCAATTCAAATCCAGCTTGTATGATGGCTCCTAATTTCTTTGTTACGCCGGAGATAAAATCAATAACTATGTCAATACCGGACTGAACGACCTCTTTAATATTTGATTTGACGCCCTTAAGGAGGATAAGTACTAGTTCCCCACCGAGCTTCATTATCTTAGGTAGATAGGCCACGAACGATTCAAGGAGTTTTGTCAATAACGTTAGGGCCCCATCAACGACGACCGGTGTTAATGTGACCATTACATCCATAACGGCTAAGACAACATCCTTAACAGCTTGCGCGACCACGGCAGCGCCCGATCCTATTACTCGTGCGAATTCGATAACTCCTTCGGCTAATGTTTTGGCAGCATATGGTATCAACCCTATGAGACTCGTCACGAGCGCTACTAATGCCACCGTGCCAGCTGTGCCAGCTACAGCTAATGCTGCTAGACCCGTCGATAGTGCTAAAATGCCAGCGCCAATGGCGACGATACCTATTCCTAATAGTGCGATCGCGGCTGAAAAGCCTAATATTGCGGGAATCGCTGGGGTTAACAAAGTCGTAGCTACGCCTAAAATAGCGAACGTGCCAGCTAAACCAAGTAGGGCTGCCCCTATCTGGACTAGTGACATGGAACCGATAGTTTTTAATGCGGTGGCCAATAAAGTAATACCCAAAGCGAGAATGACGAAGGACGATGAGTCCACAATCGAGCCGGTCTTTGCTAGGGCGACGAAAGCAGCGACGACAAGAACTAGGGAAGCGGCTAACCCTAACAGGCCCCTGCCTAATTCTTCCCAAGACATGCTAGCGAACGCATCCAAGACAACGGTTAACATCATCATAGCACCAGCAATGTCAAGAAGCGCGAGGGACATAACAAATATGTTTTTAGGCATGGCTATAAGGGCAACTGTTATGATAGCAAGAGCGCCACCTAAAGCTATGAGTCCTCTGGCCATCTGTTCCCAAGACATTGCTCCCATTTTGATGATAGCGGCAGCGAATATATTCATAGCCGCACCTAGGATTGTTAAACTGACCGCAGTGGCAATTACGTGTTTAGCGTTCCCGGAAAGTTTTAGAAATACTAAAATGGTTGTTAACATAACCGCAAGTCCTGAAAGCCCTTTAACCAAATCCCCAAGATTAATACTGCTTAATTTCTTTACTGCACCGGCTAAGACAGTTATGGCAGCTGCTAAAAGTAAAATTCCAACACTTTTTATTGCTCCCATTCCACTCAGATCAGCAACCTTCATAAATAACACTAACTCAGCCATTAAGACACCGACTCCAACTAATCCTTTAGCCAAGTCGGCAAGGTCTAGACCCCCTAACTGTTTTACAGCTTGGGTAAGAATTAATATTGCAGTCCCAAATATAACAAAACCAACTGACACTGCTATTAAGCTTTTAGAACTGGTTTCTAGTAATTTTGTTGCTCCTACTAATATGCCAGTCAAACCAGCTATAGCAGCAAGACCTTTTGCTACTCCATTCCAATCAAGACTAGATAATTTCTTCATTGCCGATGCAAGTATAAGAATTGCAATTGATAAACCTATCATTCCAGTTGTGAGTGCACTAATTGCAAAGAAACCTTTAACCCCCGCAATAGCGTTAAATACGGCCATAGCACCAAAGAGTTCAACAAACATTGCTGTCATAGCAGCTAAGGAAGTAGTAAGTTTTTCTGAATCAATCATCGATATAGTCAGAAGAGCAGCAGCTAATATACCTATAGATATAGCAATTTTTAATAATACACCTGCTTTTAATTGTGATTGATAAGCCGCTAAACATCCTCTAACCCCATCGAAGATGCCAGTAATGCCGGATAAAAATCCTCCAGCACTATCAGTTATCTTAGTTAGTGAATCTATAAACTTTTTAATCCCATATAATATTGCAGCGAATAAACCATTGTTTATGAAATCAAATATGGAATTGAAATCGGCATCGTTTAGCGATTTAAATATACTATCGCTCAATCCACTCAATATCTTACCGATTGTAGATGCTAGATTGTAGAAGAAAGAAATGAATTTTTCAAAAGCTTCACCAATCTTAATTAAAGGTTGAAATCTTTTTTCTATTTGTCCAGTAAACTCGTCAATGCCAGTCATGTCTGGTGCTCTGACGGCTTTAAAAGCATTTGCTATAAGATCAGTAAACATTACAATTCCTTCTGCAACTGGTTTTAAGACTTTACCGATGTTTTGGATTACAACATTGAATGTATCCGAAGACTTTAATGCATCACGAATAGCAACTATAAAATCTCCAACACCACCGGTTACTGAAAGAAAACTACCAGCAACTGGAAATAATGCTTTAACAAGAGAAATAAGACCTCCAGCGATCGCTGTTAAAGCCATCTTACCAATATCAAGAAGAGCGAAAAAACCTTTGAATGTGTCTTTAATATTTTTAGCAGTTTCGTCTCCTATTTTGAGGTTTTCTGTGAAATTCTTAAGTCCTTCTGTTATAGAGACTAATTGTGCGCCCGTTATTGAAGGAAAGATTTCTCTAAAAGCTTCTCCTATAGGTTTTAAAATTTGTCCTAATGCTTCAAACGAGTTTCTAAACGAATCAATAAGTGCTGCACGACCACCATTGTCTTTCCAGAACTGCAACATCTCGTTACGAGCATCAGACGTTTTATTAATAAATCCACCAATAGCTTCACTAACTTCTGTGAGTAGAGTCTTAGCTTCCTCGAAGTCACCAATAATGATTTCCCAACTCTTAGCCCAGCCAGAGCCAGCAGCTTCCTTCAAAGTGTCCCATAACTGAGTAAAAGTCTTGACTTTAGTGGCGGCATCTTCCATGGCTTGAGCTTCAGTAATAAGAGCATCAGCCTGCTCCTGAGTCCATTTACCAGACTCCATCATACTCTTGGCGTAGTTAGTCGCACCATCAACGGTGAATTTATTCAAAGTCTGATTCAAAATATCAGCGGAAAGCCATCCTTCTTGCAACGAGTCTCTAAACGAACCATTTGCTTTTATAATTTGGTCTACAGCAATTCCATGTTCTCTAGCTGTCTGCTTAAGAGCTTCCTGAAACTTCTCGCCACCCATACCAGCATTGACGACTGAGTTCCAGTCCATAAGTTTTACCGTACCAGTTGCTAATGCCTGAGAAAGCTGGTACATTGCCGTCGATGCCTGCTGCGAAGACGAACCGGATGCTGCCGCTAAGTTAGCAATACCTTGAATGGCTTTTGCTGATTCTTCCAAACCAACTCCAGCAGCCGTGAAGGTACCGATATTGCGGGTCATCTCAGCGAAGTTGTAAATCGTCTTATCAGCATATGTATTTAACTCGTCGATGACTCGCGTAACATCCTTCATGGTCGTACCCTTACTCGCAGTATTGGATATGATCGTCTGGATAGCGTTGATCTTAGTTTCATACTCTGAGAAACCAGCCTTTATCGGATCAATAGTTAGAGCTGAAACGATCCTCTTTCCGGCATTAATCGCAGAATTGGTGATATTTGCGAGGGCTGTTACTGCCATGACCTCAAGAGCCGAAAACTTCATACGAACTGATTCTACAGCTCTGCTAAGTCCCGACATGTCGGAGGCTCCGGTCAAATTCAAACTTTGTTTAAGTTTATCAAGAGTTGACATTGTAGTTTTGACATTTGACTCAAACTGTTTATTGTCAAACTGCATCTCAACAACTCTTGAATCGATTGTCCTGCTCATAGCTTAGTAACCTCCCTCCATGCTTCATTTACGATTTTGTCAAAAATAGGCTGGATAGCAGGATTGATATAATCTCGCCCCTGTACCCAGCCGCCATTACGAGTTCCATGTCCATACTGCAGAATGATGGCTATTGGAACTCCATTTTGAATGTTTGAGTTATAAAAAGTAATCTTTGCTGAACCGTGTTTATTGGTTATCTCATAACGCCACGAACTCGCTGTAAGTCCGGAGTCTACGGGTGTTGCAGACGCAAGAGCGGCTACTCCCTCCCGACCGTACTTGTCGAACTCTCCGAGACGAACGGTTTCTTTGGCTTTCTCCAGGAAACGTGTCAATTTAGAGAAGTCACCCTTTTGTCTGAACCTTATCATGTGGAATTCTCCTTTTAGAAAAGCATTAATTAGAAAGCAACGCTGGATTCTTATCCCAGAGAATCTTCGCTTCTTCGAGAGCTTTTTCAATTAACTTTTCAAGAGTTGCAGTAGAAATGAATAATCGAATAATGGCTGGAATATTAGGATAAACTTTTTCAATGACAGCGGCCAGTTTGAGGTTTCCGGTCCCTCCGCCATATTCTCTTTCCGCCCAAGTTACTAGAGCGAACAATATTTGATCTAGCACTGTCCACTGTTTTTTAACAATGAGTAAAATGATAAAAGCGATTGCTACAACGACAACCGCCACACTATCCCAATTGACTGCTAAGAACTCTAATATTTTCATTCTCTCTCCCCTTTATCTGCTTGGAGGCGTTACTGCCCCCTTTCTAAATTGCAGGACTATTATCATTACCCCCGCGATCATCATGATGTTGAAAATTTTTAGCCTTCGCTGATTCAAAGGTTATTCCGCCTTCCTTGTGATCAGACTTCACAAGGTTAAGATATCCAGTAAGACCGGCGCCAATGATTATCTCGGCTAGACCGACAGCTGCAGTAAGCCATGCTGCCGTAGAAGTGTAATCGTTTTTAATACAGTAATACATCAGGACGAGAGTCTCCTGTGCGATGACAAAACCAGCAAGCACGACAAGAAGCGTCATTAACTTGCTCCATTCGAACTTTTTTTTGATCTTCATAAGAACAATAACTTCATACTTTACCTATGAAATGGGCGAAGCGATGAAGTATAGTTACAAACTGCTCGCGAGTCAGAAGATCCTCCCACATATAATTCGGATTTCCATCCTCTGCCGTTCCGCCTCCAGCTATCAAACCATTGGTAATGGCCCAAGTTCTAGCGTCGTTACTATATGCATTACTGTCATTGTCTTTCAGTCTTTTCCGCATTTCCAACCAAAGCTCTTCAAACCTATCAATATTCATATCATTATCCTCCGTATTAATTTTGATATTAAGCCGCTTGTTGACTTCGTCGCATAGTTGCTGACGTCTATTCCAAATGTACGGCTGGGCACACCCAGTAGCTGAAAAATATCTATGAAAGGTGAGTGAAGCGTTTGGTGTATCGTCGCAATAAATACCAGGGCGACCGTTTTTTTGTTTTATTCCGTGATTTCTTCGACACATATCAACACATAATCTCACAAGAACTTCCCAAGCAGCGGACGATACAGTCCAGTTAGGGCTTCCGCTGTCATTAGCCACTTCGATCGTTAAAGCGGCATTATCGTTTGCCAAGCTGCTACTACACCATGATCGATCTTTTTCCTCCACATACATTCCAATTCGTCCATCGGAACCGATGCCATAATTAGATGAGGCGTTTCGCTTTGGTGTTTGAAATACCTGTCCTATAGACTCGACGGTGAGATTACCCCCCACATGGTGCGGAGTGATTTTTGTTATTGTCTTATTTCGCGGCGCACTTTTGAACGGAGATATTTTTGTATATACGACCAAAGGGCTATTGCTCATCTTTATCTCTCCCATCTCCTCCGGCGCAGAAACTTAGAAAAGTCTCGGCATCCAGTACGTCACCCTCTTCGTCGTAAACTTTTCCGCTTACGGTGTCTAGTTTTAGTTCGCCCACATAGGGTAAATCGTCGTCGATTTCTCCATTATGGTAACGATAATTAAGGTTCATGATGTTTCCTCTCCTTCCGGTCGGACATCGTTGTTGTTTTTTTTTCATCACGTCACCCTCTCGTGTTCAATTGTTTTCTACGAGCCGCATTCAGGGCATTGTTGCGACTCATTATGTCTTTCTTACTTCTCTTCTTAGGTGGTTGATTCTTAATATTGCAAACTTTAATTAAAGTAAGAAGACGATTAAGATGCCACTTCTGACACTCAAATGGAATATTCAACGCAATCATCCAATAATAAATAATTTCCGCCGTAATTAATTCTCTGTTTGTTTTACTGATTTTTTCATCCGAAAAATAAGTAGCTGTCATCGGAGCTTCTATATATTCGTTAATCTCAATAATGTTTCTATTAGTCAGATAGTTATATACTTCGGGATCTATGTTTTTCGTAATAGTCATAAATTTTATATAGTCCAAAGTTTCTTCGAGTGTTTTTTCCTGCTTTGTAAGAAATGCTTTGCACCATTTGGATTCCCATTTTGAAAGAGAGACGAGAGAATGCTCCAGTGACAACGTCTGCTCTTTTGTGAAGACGAATTCTTGTTTAATTTCATCCCATTGCTCAACAGCCGGTATTGTAATTCGAAGCATTCCTCAACCCTCCCAACATTTTTATTGATGTGTAACCGGAGCCAATGTCGGCTGAGTAGTCTCTACTACCGGAACAATGCCGTTCACAAACTTAGCTGCTGCATCCGCATCTGTCGCCAGTTCCATAAACAACTGAGAGTATGCTTCTGTCTGAGAAAAAGCTGTAGAAAGTTCTTCAGACTTGATAAACCTCTTTCCATCCGGAGATTTTTCACCGTAAGCTTTAAGAATGATCTCTTTGAAAGTCTTAATAATTCTTTCACCGTCCTGTGCAGCAACGATCTTGTTAAGCATTTGGGTCATACCACCAGAAACACCCATCTCCATTTCTAAGACCTCTGCCTTAGAAAGATTGAAGTAGAAATCCTCGGTCCTTTTGTTTCCGTCGAAGTCTTCATATGTGATGGTTTTTTTCAACATAATAAATTTTCTCCTTTCAATAATAAAAGTGGGGAGCCGCTAGCCCTAATCCTGAATACGACTCCCCGTACATTTAGTCGTGATGTTGTCTTGTGTTTAACCTGCGCTAACTTCCATAAGGGCTATGATTTCGTCGGGAAGGGGAAGCCTTGGTTCCACTGCGGGAGCCTCGGGTTCGACCGTCGCATCTTTACCGTAAAGAATGGCCTCCAGAGCAGCCAACTTAGTTGCGTCGGCCTTAGTAGAGTCGATCGTGATAGAAGCAGTGGGCTTTGCGCCGGTCACGGAAACAGGCGTGGTAGTAACTTCCCAGGAGAAAGTGATCGCCTCAGGACTATCGTTAATAGTGGCGTAACCCTTCTCTGAGGGAGCCGCTAGAGCTCCGTAAATAATGTGAAGCTTGTAACCGTAATCCTCTCCATCGGAGTCGTTACCAAGAACGGTCTTATAAGAAAGACCAAACGCTTTGCGGTTCTGTTGACCGATCATCACGCCTGTAGCAATCTCAGCGGAACCATCACACTGGGCAAACTCATCAGGATAGGTATAGGCCTCAATGGTAGCGCCGAACTCCTCGGCAGAAACGAGATTCAGATACTTAATGTTATCTGCATAAAGAGGCGTTGCTTCAGCTCCGGAAGGGCTCTCGGTTACGGCTGTGAGACCGTTCCAGGCGACACCGGTCGGATATGTACCGCCTTCCCCCTGAAGATAGAGCACGCCCTGATTTACACCGGTTTCGTAAAAACGTTCGCCGGTTTTATCCCAAACAAGTTTAGACATTTTTTAGTCCTCCTTTTAATATTGTAAAGTGAAAACATCATGATTAAGATTATCCGATTCGAAATGACGATTGAATCGACAAGTTGGTAAAGCAATAACTCTACCCACAATTTCACTATCAGGATCTTCATCAATCACAGTTATGGAATATTTCCTCTGAGATAAATAAACCCCGTCATCAGCAAACATATTCTCGATGTCTTCGAGACCGTAAACAATGGCGGGGTATTTTAGTTTTATTGACTCAGGGGGTTGAAAATACACGTTTCGACTTCCGAGTAATTCCTCTAGTAAAGTCTGTAGTTTAAGCCTACGGGGCATTGTATACACCCCCTATAGTCAATATTAGTCTCGGGTACTGAACTTCGACATTTGATATCTTCCATTTAGCACCCATAAACTCAACGTAGCGCATCGAATGGAAATTCTCATTGGCAAACGGATCGGATACGATGCTGATCTCATTTGCAACATTGATGTTGTCGTTGAGTTGGTCGGTGGTCTGAAGTCTACGAGTATTTCGGACAAGTTCACCGTAGTACATTTTTTCGGTAATCTGCTCCTTCCACACACCAGGCGTCGTTTCCACCGTTTCAGCGTAGCCGATTACTCCGTAAAATTTAGCCATTTTGAATTTTCCCCTTTGTTAATTATCCGACAACCTCTTCCTCAAGTTCCAAACTATTAAGAGTAAAGGTCTTCGTGATGTACACACCATCGAGCGTGGTGATTACCCTGATCCGCTGATTCGTATTGGCAATACGGCCGACCCAGACCATATCAGAGTCAAGAGTTACAGGACCAGATGTACCTCCAAGAATCTCAACAGTTGTCGAGGCTCCTTCGCTATGTTCAAACTTAAGAACAAGGAAATTACCAGACTGCTGTTCCACGTTGCTAGAAAATCCGGTGAAGTCTGTTACGTGATGGAGAGTACCGTCAATAAAGGTATCATGGACGATAATGCCTGACTGTAAGTCACCAACCGACTTACCTAACCATTCGGCCTCGCTATCTTCAGGCTCAACAACGAGACTTACTGAAAAGACATTTCGAGAGCGATGGCAGAATAGGGCTTAATCAAAGCACCAGAGCAGCGGGTCTCAATCAGGTACTTTTGAGCATTGTAGTCGATATCGAAATCGTCGAACATATTAACGGCTCCACCTTTATCGGCACCGATATTGTAATCGGTCAAGTTGACGATAATACCCATAAGGCCATACGTAGTACCATCGTCGACTCTGCTGAGATTTTCCATTACTGGAACAGTTACGATTTCCTTAACGCGAAGAGCGGTAGCAAGCTTCGAAACAGAATCGTAGATAACTCGACCAGTGGTGTCTTCCATAAGCAGACAATCGGTAAGAACATCCTCCGTGGTATATAGAGTAGGCTCGCCGGAACCCTTGTAGCTCTTACGGGACTTGATGGCCGCACGAATAAATGCCTTAGCCTTTTGGTCAGCTGTAGCATCAGCAGCAACAGTTACAGGAGCCTTAATGGTGTATAGATCAGCGTCGGTCCAGATAGGACGAATATTCTGTTCATTAATCTTGTCATCGGAAGAAGCCAAACGGCCGTCACCGACCAGAGCAGCGCGGGCAATTTCCTCGTCCAGCATCATACGCATCTCGGATTTCAGCCATGCGACAACGTCGAAATCTGTGATGTCGACAACGTCGTCACGATCCAGTTTCTGCTTCTTATAAACAGTGGTTGGAGAAGTGGTACGCTTTAATAGAGAGAACACTTCTTCCTTCTTGAGTTTACCCTTGATATACCCCTTGGCACGGGCATCTTCCTCGGTGATGTCAGCCAAAATAGACTTGATGCGGGAGAACGGGGTGTGGTGGACAGACTTCATGACCTTCTCAACCCAGCCCATATCTCTTTGGATTAACTGCGGGGTGTTGGTAACGTTCTTGGCATCGGGGAACAAGTAATCGATGTTCTCGATACCGTGGGCAAGGGCACTGTCCTTCAGGCTGCCGTAACGCTTGGCATCAGCAAAGATGGCTTCCATATCGGAATGGCTCAGAACATCCTCCTGAATATCTTCCTTGTCAAACACGTTGTGCTTCATATTATTTCCTCCTTTAGAATCGTCATTATTATTGTTATCTTCGGGCTCTTCTTTTTCCTCAAGAGCCTGCCCGATCATTGCATAAACTACCGTTTTCTGTTTTTCATTAAGAGTATTGAAGACGTCGGCAACGGTTTCCTCGTCCTCTTTTTTCTCGCTCTTAGACTCTTCTTTCTTGTCCTCGGGTTTGTCCTCCTTCTGATCATCGGCATGATACAGCGCAATGTTCTCACCCGTATAGATGATGGCTTCCTCATCGGATTCCTCTCCATGTCGAATTACAGCATCGATAAACGCACCGGGGTTCGCGCCTGCCAGAACGAGGCTGATTTCACGAATTGCGCCATGAAGCACGCTGAAACCCTGCTGCTTAAGTTGGTTTGCATAGATAGACAGAGCAGACACGTCACCGTGCTCGACCAAAAGCTTAGCGTTCTTGCCGGATTCCGTTTCGTTGAATTTGCAGTATGCGTAGACACCCTCATCGCGATTCTCAAGCAGTGCGTGCCCAAGAACGTTCAGAGGGTCGTTATGCTGGTGGTTCCATACGAGGGGAACCGTCTGCCCATTGTTATCTTTAAATGCATCTTTCATGATGGTTCTACCATCAGAGCACTTGAGATTATTTCGGGTAGCCCAGCCACTGAAATCAAATTTCTTCATTTTGAATTTTCCTCCTTCGATTTGTTATTTGCCGTCCCGATCTTTTCTTCAGTCACATCATTCATTGAATCGGTTTTATCTTTTGACGGCTCACTCAGATTCTTATTCCTAAGCTCGTCCGCTTTCGGATCTTTCGATGGTTTCCAACCGATAACTTGCCGTATTTCATTCGAAGATGCGATCTCGTTTCGAGTAAACTTATCAGCGATCTCAGAAATCTCATTAACCGGAACAAGTTTGAACGGGTCTCTGAAGAATGAAATCGACTGCAATTGTGACCGAGCAGTTTTTGTGAGAAACTTTCGTTTCATCTCATCAACAATAGCCGAAAGAATAGGCTCAATCGTCCGGTTGTGGTAATTCAACATTGTCTTGTCGTCCGCAGTACCATCTAAGATGCTCTGAGTGATCCCCAACTGGCTGTATAGCATACTCGTTAGGTATTCAATCTGCTTCATTAGATTGTTCTCGACGGCACGATTCAGCTGTGTAATATGCTCAGTACCATCGGTATAAGCAATACCATACTTAGAACCAGCCAATTGATCCTCAATATCTTTACGCCGTTTTTCGGCCTGTTGGCGTCTTGCTTCTGTCTTGATTACATATGGCAACTGAATAATTAAATCCAACTTACCAGAGCTGCTCTGTTCGTCGACTACGTCTAATAGATTAAGTTTTCGAATAAGCCGCTGCATGGTAGAGTTAGGTTCGTTCATAACTGCATACAAGGGATTTTCCACGATAGCCACCATGCTTTTAGGAATCTCAATATCCTCCTTAAGGCCGGTTTTCTCGTTATATACTCGAACCCTAACGTGATTTGGATACCAATCCAGAATCTTACCAGTTCGCATTGAATTGATATCATAGGAACCAGTAATTTCGGGATTAAAGGTTGTGTCGACTGGAACAATAGCCACACATCCTTCATCAAGCATTGACATAACGGCGTCCTGTATAAAGGATCTACCAGTTTGATCAATGTTGGCTTCGACGGTGAGGCAGCCGTTCAATCCCGATTCGATGACCGATAGAAAACGATCATTCTCGTCCAGACGAACATGTTGTACATTAATAGCAGCAGCATCTAAAGCAATGCGGTTATATACTGAAGTTACGATAGATCGCTCATTACCCCTTGTAAGTCTAGGTCTGTCTGGACGATAAGAATGACTAATCCCAATATCTCTATAGAAACTCGTGGGGTCTTTGTTGAGAAACACATTCCAAGCATGTTTTAGTCTGGAACCAAAAGTCACCTCCATTTTAGTCATCACCTCCTTTATTTTTCGACTTTATCAACAACGGTACTTCTGTATGCGACCTTACCGGAGTCATAAATTCCGTTTTTTAGTTGGTTCATGTTATAACCTTGATCGGCAAGGGCCATGAATACTCCAACTTCTCCTCGTTTAGCTACAAATCGCACAACTTTACCAGATGGTGATGTTAAGTCGGAAACTTGTTCGTTCATTAGAGAAGCCATTTTTTTGTTATAAGAATTAATGGTGGCCGCACTTAGTTTACCTGATTTATTAACAGCGTTTGGGTCTTTCATTAACTCGTTGGCATATTTCATTAATTCTTTCGAAGATTTTTTCCTGGCTTTATCTGTTATCTTGTCGGTGTTTTTCTTGACCCATTTGTGATCTTTTTTAGTAAGATTACCGAGCTGGGCTTGGGTTCTTCGTACACCCCATTTCATTCCGAGAATACCGTGATGGGCCAATCCATTATCCATATGCTAATCACCACCTTTACTCAAAAGCATCTTTATTAGCTTTATAAGCGATATAGGCATCCATCATAGCGGCCACAGCATCGATCTTCTGCTCATATCGTTTCTTAAGTAATTTTCGATTTCCGTTCGTGTCTTCGAGTGTTATACAGTTACCCATGGCGAAAGTCATAAGTTCTTCGTCAAATAAAAGCATCCGCTCCTCAGAAAGTTTCTTTAACTCTCCAAGAGGAACGGATTCTGTTTTTGCACCCTGTATAACTTTTTCAATACCAAATGGTCCATTTTCGGATTCCCAACGTTCAACAAACTCTTTTGCGTTGTATGGATCAAAGCCGAAACATCGCACATCATAACCGCATTCAGTTATATGACTGTCTAAATCCTCATAAACCTGCATCATGTCGAGCACAGTTCCCTCAAGAACGATCAAACTTCCTTCGTTCATAAATTGGTCATACTTAATTCTCATGGCCGCTGGTAATTTCATTAGTGTTAACGAAGATATGTAGTTTCTGGTTTTGACACCAAAACAACCATTTGGTAGAGGAAACAGAAATGTAAACGCACAGAAATCATCACCTTGTGAAAGGTCACCACCCAAGGCACAAGGCATTTGCCAAAAGTCTCGTTTCCTATGTTTGAGGGTTTCTTCATAAGTGAAGTAGTAAGTGTAACCCTCCATGGGAATCCCAAAACGCTTTGCCAAAATATCGTTTCTAGCTGCCGGGGCTTTTTCTGCTCTTTCGACATCTAGTTGATAAGTTTCATAGCTAACGGTCTTGCCAATATTTGGATTGGCCTTTATCCACATTTCCGGATTAGAAACTTCGTCGATTGAATCAAGTTTGTACCACCAAATCGAAACATGAGGATTAATGTAATCACCTTTAAGAATGTCTGATAACTCCATTTTGATTGTATCGCCGCTCCCGTTTCGAACAGTACCTTCTGAACTTGTTGCTACAATTAAATAGTCATCAACTTTAGAAGCACCCTGTTCAATAGCGCCAACAACGTCCTCTCGGATGTCTCCGGAAAGCCATTCATCTACGGTTGCTACTTTTGTTCGGAGACCTTGAAGTTTGGCAATTGACATCGGACGTATCTCTATCAAAGAACCAGTAAGAAAGTTCTCAATACCTTTCTTTGTAGAGGCTAACTTCATTCGTTTAGCTTTAGCTCCGGTGGTATTTTGCAACGAACCTTCTGTAAGAAACTTAAACAAAGGACCTCTTGATCGAGTTATAGCTGTACGAATAGGGGACATTACTTCTTCAGCCTGTTTCATTGTAGGAGCTGTCGTAATCTGATGAGTCGTTGACGTATCAACGTTTTGGAAATATGACTGAATGCACGAATCATATAGGGACTTAGCAGCACCTCTTCCAACTATAAGATACTGTTTGTTAATGAGGCGTTTCTTAATGGTCTTCTTTACGTAGTGTCCACCGTGTCCGTCTGGATTTGGTTCATAAACGCTTCGTTCAACAAAGTAATACCAACCAAAAACTTGTTCACCCCATAACTTAAAGCTATCTAACAAATGTAAGTCGCCGCCATCGGTTAAAGTTAATTCAGATTCACAATAATTTATCCATCCTTCAACTGCTTGGTCGTCATAGTAAACTCCGGGGTTAGCAATGAGATCGTCGATACGGTTCATCTCCATTGAGATTTCTTTGCATACCGGAATCTCCCCTCGGATAACGGCATCTCGAAACATGCCGTAATATTTTGGAACGGCAGTGTTTGATAATGCCATAATTTATTCTCCTTATCCCTTAAGTTCTTTAATGGCTAACGCTATAGACAACGCAGAACCCGTTAAAGCAAGTGTAGTCCCAGCAACATCTAATGTTTTTTTGGTAAAATCTCGCCCCTTTGAAATACTCGGTGCGATTTCGGGTGCAAACAAAGTATTATACTGTTTCTCTAAAAGCTCACGATTGATGCGGTCACGCATTTCTTTATCCGTCATTTTAGATAGGTCCATTTTTTGTTTAGTGGATCTCGGACGAGTTTCTTTTTCTATATTTCGCATTTGTTTAACTAGATCAGAACTTGTATCGACTGTTCTTTTTTTGCGTTCTATGTCTTCTTTAACCCACCGTTTCGGATCGGGTTTACTGGTATCTATCCTAGAATCTTTTTTTTTAGATAGATTAGTTTGAATATCTCGATCATAACGTTTTTTACCAGTTGGTGTAAGAGTTCCGTCTTTGTTCTGGTAACGTCTTACACCCCATTTCATACCGAGGACACCGTAATGTTTTAGTTCGTTATTATTCATTTTGAATTTCCTCCTCTTCAATTGTTTTTACAGGATCCGCCGCAACTTGAATTCTCCATTCAAGCTCTGATATAATTCGGTTTGTAGACTCGATCACAGCGGAAATAAGAGGAGGATCGAAAAGAAGCTTGACCTTCATATACACATAGGACTTTACTAATTCCAATCTTGAATTAGATGGAATAAAATCCGTCCATACTGAAGACTTGTCTTCGATCGAAAAACCTTCGGAGGGACCGACACCAATCTGAGTTAAAATCGATAGCACAGAATTGATGTGCATAGTTAAGTCCGCATCGAAGTGTGTATACTCTTCCGCAATTCCGAGCATCTTCTTAATTGATGTCAGTATACTCTCCATAGTAATCCTCCTTTACGATTGAATTGCGATAAACTTTTTCATACAGAATCCCTCAATACCAGAGGCCGTATAGACTTTATAAAATTCTTCGGTTGATTCGTTTTCATCAATCATAAGCTCGGTCTGGTAAACAACTTCGCAGACGATAGGAGCGTCCACTGCGGGTCTTTCACGAATATTGAGTTTCTTACAGTCCGCTACAAGACCAATTTTAATTTCTTCCGGCTCGTCATGGCTTTCGGATTCATATGTAGTGTTGAACGTATCATCCTGGTACATTTATCGCTTCCTCCTTTTATTTATGCCTCCATGGGCAGGTATCATTTTTAGTTCGCTCAATCGGAGCTTTAATCAACAGATTTTCGTCGCCATAGTGAATTGCGTTATGAGTTGGATGAGTGGTAGAGATTAAGTATTCTGGATTTAACAGAAACCCGCTTTGAGTCACGATGTCTTTTGGCAGAATCGGATTCATGTGATGTATATAAATCTTTCCTCTAATCTCATAACCTTCAATGCCAAGGTCACAACCGTTATCTCTCACAATCACAAAATCGCGAACGGCTTTCCATTCAGGCGACTTATAAAAGTTCTGGTTAATGAATCTATCAAATCCAAATGTCTCTTCTCCAACAGCTCCATTGAGTTTTAGATATTGGTATCGTTCCTCAAATGTTTGTAACTTGGATAGTTCTGAATATGTCCTAATCATCTGAGTCACCTTGTCCACTATAGTTTCTCATAGCGTCAAGAGCATTTGTATAAAGCTCTTCAATTCTTTGCGCCGACTGTAACGATTGTGTTTTTGCTTCAATCAACTCTTTCTGTTTCTCGAGAATTTCCTTTTCGATTTTCTCTTTGGTTGAGCCAAGCTTTAAGTAATGTGTGATGACCTGAGAAGAAGCAGTTCCTTCTAATAACTGTTTCTCAGCAAGGTCCACGGCCAAGGACACTAGCTGATTCTCCCTGGCTTCCGGAGATAAAGCCGGTCTCATCTTTCTCGAAGAATCATAAGAGGTTACAGCCTTAGCTTTCTTCATCCTTACTGCCTCCTCTCGATTAAATATGATTTGGTTATGATTATGTTTGTCTTTTTAGTTCCCGTATACTTTGTCGGGTTACTGGTTTTATTGAAATTACTTCCAGACTATCTTGTCGGTCGAATATGATGGACGGAACACGAGATATAATTCCGGCATCGGCATCATCGATCATCATGTTATAACCTAAATCGGAAAGACTTTTTAAATATTTTTCTCTAACTTCGGAATTCGATGCCACTCCCAATGCTAATGAATTTTTATATAATCGAGCCTTTTCGTCATAGGTTTTAAGTTGATCTATTTTAGCTTTGATTTTATCTGGGGATGAAAAAACATTATACTGAGCTTCCGAGTTAGCTAATGCTTTTTTAAAATCATCATCGGAGTCAAGAAGTTTTATGAATTCATCAACTCTAACTTTCATCGAAGGAGCGACTAGATCTTTAGTTACTTTAAAAGTCATATTATATGCCGCTTGATTGAATGCGCTTCCTCTACGCATATATCCAAGAGCATCTTTTTTATCTATCGAAACAAAAGCATGTCCTTCTTTGTTTTTTTCAGAATCTGTAGCCGCCGTTCTATAAATCGTTGCTCCTTTTTTTATAGTGAAACCGTCTTTTCGAGATCCGATTTTATCCGCTTTTCTAACTCCCCACTTCATACCAAGGACTCCGTAGTGGGTTAATTCATTATCCATAATAATTACTGCCTCCTCTCGGTTAAATATTGTATGGTTCTCGTATTGTTTCATGGGGGTTACATATAGTTTTGCATAGCATTTAAAAGAACTCACAAAGCCGACTAAAACCTTTTGAAAGGAGAATGAAAGAAATGAAGAAGTCAACCTTGTGAGCTCTTTTAAATGCCATGCTGAGTAAACGCTTTCCTAAATATCACCCCCGGGGAATTTTTAATGAGGGCGGCGATGACGGAGGGGGTGCGATTTTTGCGACACCCCCCTATATGTTCCGTCACCAAGAGCCGCAAACGTCTCGTCTTTGGAAATCTTCTAGAACAATCATTTATTTCTAAAATAATTTCCGTTTAAACGAATGAAAAATAGTATGCGTTTAGGTACTTGCCGCTTGTCTTGCCGCCTTCTTATAGATGTTTCTAAAATAATTTCCGTTTAAACGAATGATAAATAGTATGCGTTTAAACGAATGATAAATAGTATGCGTTTAGGTACTTGCCGCTTGTCTTACCACCTTCTTATAGATGTTTCTAAAATCGTATTTAATAATTTCATCAATTGCTCTTTCAACTTCCAAATCGTTTTCTTCTTCTGATAATTGATCTGAAGTTCGAGCAATTCTTCCTAAGTAAGCACAAGAATCATAACCTTTTTCTACATCGAACAGGAACCAGGAAGTGAACTGTTCAAATGGATCGTAGGGGTTATCAAATGTTGTTAACATACATCTGCTTTTCATAATCAGATCACTCCTTTCCTTTCAAGTATTTTAATACTGTGGTCGACGATACACCAAGAGCATTGGCTATGTCTTTAGTTGTGTAACCAGAAGCTTTCATAGATGCAATTCGATTAATCTTAGCTGTGCTCAAAGAATTAGTGGTTCTCGGTGTGGCTCGCTGTCTAAGATCATCTATATCGACGTTATTGAGAATCTGGGTAAGTCTGTTTTCACTAATAGCACCGGCTTGAATAGCTTCCCATTCACGGTCAGATATTGTAACGGGTAACCTCTTGGCACCGACAATAGCCCGCGCCTTAGTTAACTCTTGTTGACCGAGTTTCTTTATTTCATTACGAGTTATGTCAGGGTTAGCCTGCTTTTTAGCATTGATGGCGGCATTAGCCATCAACTGGGCCTGTCTCTCACGAGGTGCGTTTTTAAGGGCCACGTTAAGCTGGGACATAAGGTGGTCTACTTCTTCTTGATAAACTTTTTTAGCAGAGGAGGAGTACTCTATATTACCAGCCGTAACCATCTCCTTACGAGCCTGGTTGCCTAGGGCCTTCATCCGGTTGGCATATTCAGCGTAAACTCTTTCTGCCGGGGTGTTAGCGTCGGATACTAGTGTAAAGGCGTCGTCGGTTTCGGCCATCTTGGTAGATTGCTGTGTTCTAGTTTTTACTTTTCCTGTTTTGTCCACATATGTTTCCGCTGGTTTGTAAACGTAAGCACTTTTTGGTAAGGTTGGATCATACCAATCTTTATCCGCCTTATTGGCGACTCTATTGTATAGTAGAGCTCCTTCAGGACGAGTTGGATCGTACCAAGCCTTGTCTTTTGTATTAATTTTTGGACTGCCTGTTACTTTTAGTCTTGGTTCTTGTGATTTAGCTCTCGAGATTAAAGTAGCTGCTCCTTCTCTGTATCGACCCTCTTTGTCATAGCTACCTTGATATTTTTTCTTAAGAGACGTTATATTGTTGTCAATCTCACTTTGTTTATAATCCAATTTATGTTTTTCAGCATCGATAACCACCATGCTATGACGAACAGCTTTTGCTAATTCGTCTTGAGTGGCTCCTCTTAAAGTCATATCCGTAATTAGATTCGAAGCTTTACCCATTTCGGTTTGAGTATTACTCATAACCTTAATTTTTTTACCGTGACTATTATAATATTGGTCTCCTTTTTTTACAGTGCCGTAGCTCATTTTTGGGTCAAAATCATCCAACCCATGTTTCGGGTCCATTCTAGTAGATGTGATTTTAACTTTACCCCCAGTGGGGATGACCATAACGGTATCACCATCAAAGTCGGCGCCAGATAAACGATTAGCAACTTTACTGTTAATTCCGATAGCATCCGCTGGAGTGTTTCCTAAAATCCTCCGAGCTTCTGCTTGTTTATTATTAACGGTTAAGATTGGAATTTCAAACGTTCCACCATGAGGAAATCGTATCAAAGCAACTTGTTCCCCCGGTTCGAAGTTAGGAGCATAAACTTCGTTGTCTTTCATAGAGGTGATAGGAAGTATTACCTGATACCTCTGACGGGGAAGGGCTGCCGCTTGTAGATGAATAGCCGCTGAATCGCAATCATCCGAAAACTTTTTTAACAAAACTTTCTTCAGCGTCGGATTCGGAAGTGACATAATTTCATCAAACTCTGCTTGTTTGTCGGCCGATGCTAGGTTGAGCTGTTTTTCTATCAAAGTTTTACTCTGTTTGGAAAGAAACTGAGAGGGAAGATTTTTGCTCCATTCGTCCCAATCGCCTTCTTCGGCTCTTTTATTGATTAAAGATAGTTGACGTTTCCCATCCTTGTCGATGTAATAACTTTGACCTCCTGCTTTAATTAGAGAACCGAAAGGATTGTCTGGATCTTTTTCAATGTTCTTTAGCACGTCACCTTTAGGAGTTCCTTGTTTTTTGTTGGTATTAAAAATAGCATCAACTCCATCTGGCATATTATCGGAGTATACAGCCATTCCTTTTATATATTTATTATCATCCACTAGAATACGAACTTGTGCGTAGTGGGAGTTTCCTAAAGAAAGATCATCTACTCCTCTTCGAATCTCGACTACGCCATCTTTGTCATTTCCGCCTTCTTCCGCATAACGAATCTTAATACGATTAGAATCCATACTCTTCGGATAGACAAAGGTATCAAAAGTGTCACCACCATCATGGGAAATATAATCTCGAAGAGAATGCACATTTTCGAGATTATAGATTTCTTTATGCTCGGTTCCCGGAGGACAGAGAACTTGGATATTAGTTTGTTTTCCGGGGTTTGTAACTTGGGGAACGCCGCCGCCATATAGTTCGTAACCCTCCATCTCTAAAATATAAAGAGCTTGTTTCATTTTTTCTCTAGAAATATTACCCAGCTCTCGTTCAACACCAACGCCAACATCGATCATTCCTTTAGTGTCTACTTGTTCTTTGAGAAAATCGGCTACTTTTTTAGCTTGGTTCATACGGGCTTCGGAATTCTCATTTAACAAAGAGCGTACAGACGAATCATTTTTATAACCCATCTTTTCAGCAATCTCATTCAGACTGTATCCTTTTTCTCGCAAACCTTTTGCAGTGTCAACTTGTAGCGACCTTCGCTCTGCGTTTGCTAAACTCACTTGTGTCCTAAATTGAGTCGAATCCAATCCCATAGATTTAGCAATTGCCATGTCGCCTTTCCAGGTCTTGCCGTCGTCATCTGTAAAAGTGAAGTTTTCTTTTCGAAGTTCATCCACACGACTCAAAAAATCACCGCTACGTTGAAAAGGGTTTTCGCCAGAACCCCAAGGATAACGCCCAGAACGTTTTGGCATACCATAATGTTTTAAAATATCTTCAGCAATGGGATTCATCTTTTAACCCTCCTCTGCTCTTATTTTTGATATCAACTTATCGAAGGTGATAATCTTATCAATAATCGGAACTAGATCCTCTGCCGTCGGTGCATGATGTAAAATCTCGTCAGATTGATAAATTCGCAACTCGATCTCGATATCCGATGGTTTGGTTCTATACTCTAAACAAAAAAGAGCAGCGTATACTTCGAGTTGTTCCATTCGTGCTGGGGTAACCCCAGATTTATAATCGTGTATTCTAAGTAAATTATTTTTAAAAGATATCGCGTCGGTTGTGCCAAAACAGTTCTCCGAATAGAACAGAGGTTGTTCGACGGTCATTCTAAACCCGATAGCGTCATTTACATACATGTTCAGAGTTTTTCTAGATTTAGGCAATTTCTGTCCAAGTCTGATGCACTGAGCCGCAAAATCGTGAAGCATCGTTCCTTTTTGTGCCGCTGTGAATTTGGAATATGATTCAATTAATTTAGATTCATCGTAATTAACCCAATGATATTTACTAGCACCAAGAAATGCATGTTGCCCTTCAAGGTTTAAATGCTTGTTGAAGTTCATCCAATACCTCCTCTTTATTTTCTGGACATATAAATCTTGAGAATGACATCTCATCCATACGCCCGACATAATATTCCTGATTCGGTTGTTTCTTGGCACCCTTATATTTTTTACATTCCAGGGTAGCCCACTTGTCATCGTGCAAAACTAATAGATCGGGAATTCCTTGAATATAACCCGAATCAAGTTTCATAACCATGCATCCAGGGAACATCGTTTTTAATTCTTTAATAAGACTTGATTGAAAATCTTTTTCTAGTTTAGAACCTGTAGCCATAAGTAGGCCTCCTTTCCTGTTTTTAGACAAACGAAAAAGAAAAAGTAAACGCCGGTCGCGTTTTATTCTTCTCTCTTCATAAAAGGGCATGTTTTTTTCGCGTGGCTGTGATTGAGCAAAAAAAATGTGAAAATATACTGTTTTTACACTCGTGGCCAAATGCCCACTTATTTTGGCCATATCTATATATATCCTTAATCTTTTTATCACAGTTAATAGAGAATAAAAGTGGGCAAGTGGGCTTTTCGTCCGAATAATTTTTCAAATCGGAGCAAATCGCCCAAAAACACCCAAAAAACGCCCAAAAAGGGCCGTTTTGAGAAAATGGACCCAAAATAAAAAGCCCACTTTCGTTTTTAAAAGTGGGCTTTTAGCCCACTTATTTGGCCAAAAAACCAAAAAATCGTCCGAACACTCTCCAAAAATCAGCCCAATTTTTCACAAAACTCAAAAAGCCCACTTTGCAAAAATTAAAAGTGGGCAGAAATTATATCAATTTTTAAAGGTTTACGGACGAAATTTGCAAAAAGAAAGAGTCCTTGTTAGGACTCCTTCCATTCTTTTAATAACATTCTCATAATCTCTTTTACGGATTCTGATTGTTCGCTACGTTCTATTAATCGATTTATATGAGCGTAATAGTCATCGGCTTGTTCCATATTACCAATTCGTCCCTCGATCATACTCACGGTCGATTCGCGAATTATTCCTAAATCGCTCCGTTTCATGTCACGAGCTATATGATATTGGCCTATGTTTAGTAATGCCCTTATTGCTTTCATATAACTTCGATTAATTTCAGCTTGAGTTCTAAAAATCTCAAATCCCATAATTAATTCCTCCTTTATTATTAGTTTCCATAACAGGAGGTGTATGTTTAGCGCAAAAAGAAGAGGGGATGAACCCCTCATTTTGATATCCATATGACTGATGTTAAATCATCCATTATATCAATTTGATAAGTATCTCCTCTATCTTCTAAAAATTTGGTTGCTATTTCCTTCGTTGCAAAAGGTACTTCCATTCCATCTTTAAAAAATGCTCCATAGCTTTCTAAAATTGCACTAAAATTGCACGGTCTTTTGAATCATCCATTAAATAGTTTTTCATTATTTTTTCCAAGGTATTACTCTTTAATTTTTTATTAAGTAATACTGCCGTTGTTAAAATAACAATAGAACCTCCAACAGATAACACAATAATTTTATGCTCCTCATAAAACTTTTTTACTTTTTTAAACATGATTTTTCTCCTTTCAAAAATATAGTTTCCATAATAGAGTATGTTATTATTGCGTAAAAAATCACATAAAAATAAAAGAAAGAGCCCTTGTTAGAGGCTCAATCTTTTTACGGTTTGTTTTGATATTTTTTTACTAAAGCTTCGATATCATTATCTTTTTTACTTTGTTCGATATCAAGCTTATGTTTTGCAGCATCAACGACTATCCTACTATGACGGATTGATCTACTCATTTCTTCCTTTGTCGCGCCTCTTGATATCATATCTGTAATCAGATTGGAAATTTCGTCTATCTCTTTTGTACTTTTCACACTATTCATTTTCTTTTCTCCTTTCAAAATATAAAAAGAAAGAGTCCTTGTTCGGACTCAAATTCTTTTACCATTATTAAATTTAGATTTGATTTTTTCAACAATCATTTCTCGATTACTGACAATATAACTTCCACCTATCAGAACCGCATAAACTGCCACATTAAGGATAATAATTTCCTTTCTATGTATTTTATTAAATTCTTTTCTAGGTTCCTTTACCATTGTTTTATAATCCTGAAACATTTCTTTCATTTTTCATTTCCTCCTTTTAATAGTGGTTTCCATAATAGGAGGTGTAATTTTCGCGTAAAAAGAAAGAGCCCTTGTTTAGGACTCCTCCTTTTTTGTTTTAATACTTTTTTTAATAAGTAAAAAACTAATAACAGCGATTACTCCCGAAATGCAACCAACTGTAAGATATTTGTTTTTAGTAAAATTAGATCCTGTTTGGTAATCCAACGACACGACCTCGATTAAATTATCTCTAGCTGTACCAACTATTTTAGTACCATCTAAATTTTTACAATCGAAATCCACCGCTGCCTCCGCTAGTTCTCTAAACTTACTGCCATCCAAGTTGCTTGCAAATTTTCTAAATTTTTTCTCTGTCATCTCATTTTCTCCTTTCAAAAATATAGTTTCCATAACAGGAGGTGTAATGTTAGCGTATACATAAATATAACCCACGATTGTTATCCAAAAGCGGGTTATAAATATGTACTTATCGTTAACTATTATTTCTTAGATACCTAATCAGTATCCAGATGAGCCATAGTCCGCCGGTTAACATAACTAGAATAAAATCTAGAAGTATACCAAATATACTACGCTTTTTCGTTCCTCTACTCATAATTTTACCTCCTTATTTACGAATTTGTAAATCTCACTAACACCTACAAATCTCTCGTCAATATTTTTAATCCTGTTTCTAACAATGAGGGTAGGGGCTTGTATGATTTTGAGACTTGCTACAAGTTCTGGTTTGTCTTCTGCTAAAATTTTTACAAAATTGATTCCTGCGTTATTTAAAATCTTTTCAGCCTGGATACAATTAGGGCAAGTTTTTGTGCCAAATAAAGTAATGTCGTTGCGACAAGAAGCATCCATATCTATACGAGAAGTCGTATACACCTGTCGGTCTTTAAACTCCTGTACTTTTCCGTCATTCCAATTTTGGACCGGTCGATAATAACCAGTGATGCGACTGTAAATTTCTGTCTTCTCACCACAATCCGGACACAGGTCAACCTCCCCATTCAAATATCCGTGGTTCTTACAAATAGAGTAAGTGGGGGAGAGGGTGTAATAAGGAAGTTTATAGTTTTCAGCGATTTTACGAACTAGATTAGCAGCGGCTTTCCAATCTGGAAGCTTCTCACCAAGGAAGGCATGGAACACGGTGCCGGATGTGTATAGGGTCTGAAGTTCATCCTGGATATCAAGTGCTGAGAAAACATCATCAGTGTAACCGACAGGAAGATGAGTGGAGTTGGTATAATAAGGAGTTCCGTTCTCGTTAGCAGTGATGATATCAGGATATTGCTTCTTATCGGACCTCGCAAAGCGATATGCGGTAGACTCAGCAGGGGTAGCCTCCAGATTATAAAGATCGCCATAGAGTTCCTGATAGTCGCTAAGTCGTTCCCTCATATGATTAAGAACCTCTTTTGCAAACTTTTGAACCCCCGGAGTAGACAAATCTTTGTGTAGCCACTTGGCATTTAGACCAGCTTCGTTCATACCCACGAGACCAATAGTAGAGAAGTGGTTATCAAACGTCCCTAAATATTGCTTAGTGTAAGGATAGAGTCCGGCATTCAGAAGCTTAGTGATAAATGTTCGTTTAATTTTGAGAGAGCGAGCCGAAATATCCATTAATTTATCTAACTTAGAATAGAAATCCTTTTCGTCCGAAGCCAGATAAGCGATTCTCGGCAAGTTAATAGTAACTACACCAACTGAACCAGTGGACTCACCAGAGCCAAAGAATCCGCCAGACTTTTTGCGTAGCTCCCGCAGGTCAAGTCTAAGACGACAACACATGGACCGCACATCGTTGGGCTCCATATCTGAATTAACATAGTTTGAGAAATATGGAGTACCGTACTTAGCCGTCATTTCAAATAGGAGTTTATTGTTTTCTGTTTCACTCCAGTTAAAATCCTTCGTGATTGAGTAGGTGGGGATAGGGTATTGGAATCCGCGTCCGTGGGCATCCCCTTCGATCATGATCTCAATGAAGGCTTTATTAACCATGTCCATTTCCTTCTGACAATCGCCATAGGTGAAATCCATCTCCTTTCCGCCAACAATAGCAGGGAGGTTGGCCAGGTCGTTTGGAACTGTCCAGTCCAGAGTAATATTACAGAAAGGTGCCTGCGTCCCCCAACGTGATGGAGTGTTAAGGCCAAACACGAAGGACTGTACACATTGCTTGATTTCTTTTTGGGTTAAGTTATCCACTTTAACAAACGGTGCTAGGTATGTGTCAAAGGATGAAAATGCCTGAGCTCCCGCCCATTCGTTCTGCATAATGCCGATAAAGTTAACCATCTGATTACAGAGCGTTGATAAATGACTTGCAGGAGTTGAAGTAATTTTACCAGCTACACCACCAAGTCCTTCTTGAATAAGCTGCTTCAAGCTCCAACCAGCACAATAACCTGTTAACATAGACAAATCGTGCAAATGAATTGCAGCGCATTGATGTGCAATGGCAATTTCTCGGTCGTAAACATTCGACAACCAATAGTTAGCAGTTACAGCTCCGGAATTAGAGAGAATAAGACCCCCAACCGAGTAGCTCACTGTAGAATTCTCTTTTACACGCCAGTCGTTAACATGTATGTAGTCGTCGACTAGCTCTTTATAGTTTAAAATATATTCATCATTTCTCATATTGAGTTAATGTTCCTTTCCATGTATATATTTTTTTTAGAAAAAGAAAGAGCCCTTGTTCAGGACTCCTCTTTTAATTGTTTAAGATTTTTGTTCATCCTCCTATAAAAATTGTAGTTACTAATGAGTATATCTCCTAAATCTTTAATGTACGTCACAGCCTTAATTACCAGATAAAATGGTAAATAAACCAAACCTACCATAAAATATAAGAAATTTTTCATTGTAAAATCCTCCTTTAATATTATGGGTTTCCATAATAGGAGGTGTAATTTTCGCGCAGATAATGATTATGAATTTATCCATTCGTAGTACTTCATACCACCTATAACTCCTAAAGTTGGAGCCAGCATTTCAGCGGCAGTTTTACTCCCAGTGATACCATATACCGCACCTGAGCCAAAACCACTACTAAATAAACCAGCCGCAACTGAAGCTCCTACCTTTAGTATCTTTTCGTTTCTAGAAGCTCGTTCCTGTTTGGTTTTTGTTGTTCTTTTAGAAGTCGAGGTCCCTCGATCTTTACGAACTCCCCACTTCATTCCTAGCACGCCATAATGTCTCAATTCGTTATTCATAATATAAACCTCCATTTTTAATATCGATAATTCTTTGATTACTGCTGCCGTACATTTTTCCGGCAACTATTTTATCCTGTTCGAATCTACCGTCAACAATATAATCAGCCATCCTCGCAAGTTGAGTGTGTTTGATTTCTTCGTAGTTAAACCCGGTGTAAATCCATATATCTAAATTTTTAGGAAGAAGTTTTAAGAGGGAGACACATTCCTCTTGTTGATAGAACGGATCTCCCCCCGATAGCGTTAAACCATCAATATGCTTACATCTCTTAATATCCTTCGCTAGTTCTTCCAGAGAAATTTCTTTTCCTCCGTTGAAGTCCCATGTTTCTGGGTTTTGACACCCAACACAATGATGAGTGCATCCTTGACAGAATATAACATAACGGACACCGTAACCATTAACAAGCGAACAAGATAGGGTTCCTGCTATTCGCATAGTAACAGCCTCCTTATGTAATCCAATTTTCCTTAGCGAAGAATAAAGGAAGTCCAATAATCAAAGAGAATATAAAAAAGGTGCCGTCGTATTCAATAAGAACACTCAGAGCACCAATCCCTATAAGTATAAGTGAATAGATTTTATTTCTTATCAACTCTCGTCTCCACATTTCGTCCTCCTTTTAAATCGCTGTCTTTTTCTACCCTGAAATATCCTCTGATGGTAATACCATTGTCAAACTGAATATAACCCTCTCGGTTCCCATGACCGCAACAAGCGTTCATAACGGCTCCTAATCTTTGTATGCAAAAATCATCACCATTTTCATTTGGATAGTGGCCACATCTAGCACAGGGTCTAAACGGAATATCCGAAACCAATTCATTGTTGTCTTCGTATCTCCGGTTTTCGTTTTCGTCGGTGTATCGTTCGTACCCGTTGTTACTACACCTGTCTAACCATGAGTCGGGAATATCTTCCGACACCACTTCTTCGGTATCGGCGTACATCCATTTACCGTTACGGAAGATTATTTCGTGACCGTTAATATGTGATTTTACACTCATGGTTTTCTCCTTTCAACAACCGTAACCTCACCCGAAGTAAGTCTTTCTGCTTCCTCAACAGTCAAAGCTTTCAGTAGAAGCAAATAGTTGATATGATCAGTAATTTTTTCATCCCACATTTCTTGAGGATAAGTTTTGCTAGACCTACACATATCATAAATACTTACGGTATGCTTGGATAACATACCGGCAAGAGCATTAATCGGTGTAGTCATTTGAAGTTCAGCAGCCACTTTGAAATTATGTAGCCTATCCTCCGTAGCATACTCTTTAGCTTTATTAACTAGAATATCTACACATCTCTTCTGCTGCTCCTCGATGATAGTATTGAATTGTTCAGTTTTCATCTGAAATCCCCCTTTTTTTCTATTACTTTGTTACGACTTGTGTTATTCCGGAATTGATAATCATCTTTTCACAAATTTTACATGGATTTACTTGTTCGGCAGGTATTAGTTTTCCAGCTTCAAACCCGACCAAATATAAAGTAGAACCAATCATGTCTTTTCTCGATGCGGATATAATTGCATTCTGTTCAGCGTGTACAGCTAAACAAGCTTCATATTGCTCGCCATGAGGTATGTTGTTTTCCTCTCTCCAACACTTACCGACATCACAGCAATTATCCATACCTCTTGGAGATCCGTTGTAGCCAGTGGAGATAATTTCGTCATTCTTGACGATAATAGCTCCGTATTGTCTTCGTAGACATGTACTGCGTTTCGCTACAGCTTCTGCAATTCCAAGGTAGTATTTGGTTTTAGATATTCGGTTCATAAGAGTCCTCCTTATCATTCAGCTGTTCCACCATCGTTACCCTATCTATACCAATTTCAAAATTTTTGGCATGTGAAATATCTGTAGTGTGCTGACATTCCGGACTACAACGTTCACAAGCCCTTCTATCGCACAAATATAAAACAGTAGCCGACATCAATCTTCCTCCTTGCATTGAATAATCTCGCTCCACGGTAGTACCTCGATCCACATACAAAACTCTCGCCATTCATCAAGTTTGTGGCTTTTGCGCATTGGGTAAATACCAGCCAGAACTTCATAGTTCAACATAATGGTACGTTTCTGATTATAGGAAGAGGGAAGAAGTTGAATCATCTGCCACCAGTATTTTTTGTCTTTAGTTTCTAAATATAAGTTACGATAAAAATTCAAAGCATCTATTGTTATTAGTATCACACCCATGGATGAAGTATTAAAGCCTTGAGTTGGACCGAATTTTCCTATAATCTTATTGTCAGTTTCGATATTAGTTAACGCTTCTAAGTGATCTATGGAAAAATCATCCAGAGTAAATTCCTTATCATGAAAAACGTGCATTGTAGAGCAGGAGTTAGCGACCGTACCCACTTTGTAGGTGTCAAACTCTTTCCACCAGTATAGAGGTGCTGTAATATCAACATACACGGTAATCATCCTACGAAACTTAGCGTGAACCGGACCACCCTTGACGAGCTTCATCATCAGCTCGTGGTCGTTCTTACCAATTTGGAAAGAGTGGTTGTAACCATGATTACACGGGTTCGCAGCACAGTTGACACAACCAATACCATCATCGCCGCCCTTACAAACACCACTATCAGATTTATCCCAGCTGTTCATCGGGTTTCGCATACCACGGATAGACTGATCGAAACCCATAACTTCTGTTTTTTCGAGTTTAATCATTTATTTTTTCCTCCAATTTCGTTTTTATTTTATCGAGTATGGACTCAAGCGTTTTGCGGGAATTTGGATGAAGTTTAATATATTTTTTACGTTGTTCGTACCATTGATTATATTGATAACTCATATTTTCCGTTCCTTTCTTTCGTTGTACTCAGTTTCATCGATTTCATCCCAACCGTCCTTAGCGTCTTTGAAAAACCTATTAATCTCTATTTTTTCGCCATCAGGTTTAACTGCGTAAAATATACCCATTGTGTCAAAGTCGCCGTTCTTTTTATCAGTCAGAAAGTCTTCGCAATAAACAGCGATAGGTTTTCCGGCAGGATGATAAGGCATCGTAATCGGAAACATCTCATCGATGATTTTCGTTACCAGCCCCGAGCTAAAGGTATAATAGGGATTATTAATATCAATTCCGTAACATCTATCGATGTCTTTATATGTTACCGTCCCGTCAGAATAAACATATTTAAATAACGAACCCATTCTTGTACATTGATACGATGTGTATTTATCATTACCATCTCCAAAACGAGAAAGATTGCTCCAAACATCGTCTGTATCTTCAATGGGGGTTAACGGTTTACCATCAATGAGTCTATTTAAAATATGTTTAGTCGACCCAATACTAAAGCCACTATGACTGTCACCCATAAGACTCTTAAAGGCTTTTAGAGCACTATCATAACAGGCACAGCCATAATCCCAATCCTCATCGTTTTTTACACCAGAAGCTTCTCGTTCACGTTTACAAGCAATCTCAATTTCTTTTTCGGCCCAAGTTTGCATACTCATTATTTTTTCTCCTTTCAAATATAAAAAGAAAGAGCCCTTGTTAGGACTCAGTCTCTTTTCGTAATTTGATGCCATGCTTTAAGTCTTCTAAAAGCACACTTGTTAATTCATACATCGCATCATTGAGATGACCAACATACTCAATTCCGTTTGGGTCTAAAGCCTCCCAAACAGCTACGTCGTTAATCCTTTCCTCAACTTTAGTAATTTTATAAATCGCCAGTGCTACTTTCTTTCGCTCGCCTTTTGTCATATTTATCAATCTCCTTTCATAATATGAGGTGTTTTTTTCGCGTTACCATTTAACAAACTTAGTCTCGTTAAAGTTTTTCTTCTCCTTAAGAGACCTACTGATGCCTAAGTCAATTCCACTCCGAGATTTCAAGTGGTAATAATATAAATCTTTATAGGATGTGTTAAGCCTATCTGTTCTTCCGGCCGCTTGCGTCATAACCTTGTACGAATAATTCTGGGAGTAGAATATAATAGTGTCAGTCTTGATACAGTTCCAGCCTTCACAACCAGCCGTATACTGTACAAGGTAGACCCAACTCTTACTATTCGGAATAGGTTCATGTTTGTGACCGTTCCATTCAGCGACCTTTACTCTCGCTCCATATCCAAGGTCTCTAAGAATTTCCAACTCGTAGTCAAAGTTGTAAAATATGATTACTCGCGGATGTTGTCGGAAGATTTCTAAAACAGCTACTTGTCTGGATTGGTCTGAGTTTACGATTTTGCGCCAAATATAACAAAGCCCACCTGCGTTCATGATGGGCTCATTTTTATATGGATCCCAACGAGTTCGAGAAACGTCCTTATACTGCTCAACGCTATAGGAAACGTACACGTCTTCGTGGTGTGATATGGTTTCTCTCTTGAAATCCATCGTCACAAGAATACTTCGTCGTAGTTTTAACAGTCTTCCAGTGTTAATATAACGGTCAACCTTAGGAAATTTCGTAAATCGACTATAGACAATATGTTCTCTAGTAAACTCAGTCCGGTTTTTATAGAAACCGTTTGCGATGAAGACCGGAATATAATCCTGCCATGTGTCACCTGGTGTAGCAGATAGCAAAATCCAATCGTTGTTTTTAACAATTTTAAGAAAGGACTTTACCCAGGCTCCACTACCGATAACCCGTTGCTCGTCAAATATAAAGAAAGCATCGGTGACTTCGGCGTATTTACCAATGTTGTTCCAGCTATCAACAATTACTTTGTGTTTATGGTAAAGGTTCGTTTCCGGATGAATAGAAAGAAGGAAGGGTGAAAGCTCACCCTCCCATTCTAAAGTATCTCTTTTTCTTGCAGTTGTTATAATGTATAGGTCTTTAGGAGGATCGTCCATTGGAATATAATCACCACTAATTAAGCTGTTCGGATCTCCTCCGTTTTGGAGATAGTAGTAAGACAGGGCAGTTAAACTTTTTCCAGAACCAACTCCACCGCAGAGAATACATCCGTTTTTCATTTTTTTTACAGCTTCTATCTGATAATCAAATAACTTAACGGACATTCATCAACCTCCTTTCGTTTTGAAAATGTTCATTTAACTATCGTTTCTTGAAGGGTAATTCCTTACATTGAAATCCCGATGCGCCTTTATGTCCCCCACCACCATGTTTTTTAGCGATCTCCGATACGTCTATCGTCGTGGAATATAGACTTACGGTGTACTGATTACCGTCAAATACAAATGGCATTAGGACATCGTATTTTCCAACAGGAAGACTTTTGAAATATTCACTATTACAGCGACCGAGATTGACAGCAAAACATTTTACCCCTTCAAATTCGGATTCAAAACCCAGATTCATGTAGTCTCTAGCCCACCCGTCACGGAAAGCATTCATCGTGATACCATTTTTAATAAACTCTGAACAGGTAAAATCATCGGAGGATAGAAAGCCATCCCAAAGCCTGCTCGATGGCCAAAAGTCGTAAGCGTTAAAAGCCGTTATGAAATGTCTCGTGTCGTCTCCGTACTCAAATTTCCAAACATCCCAATCGGCAATCAGTTTTGTGAATCGGGGTGCATCTTTGGTCATAGAGGGGTCGAATGGTTTGATATCGCCCGTACCCCGTTGAGTCATATGATAAATATAACAATACGTCAGCATACATCCTGCAACACCGTCATATCTGATACCTCTGATTTTATATTCAAAATCTTTATATTTTTCAATGGCGGTTTTATGATGGTCTATCCAGGTTACATTTTTCGTGATCTTCAAAAGCTGTCGCATCTCATCTGGTGATATCGAATAATCGACGATGTAGATTTGCTCATCTTTACGAATGGATTCCATCGGGAATGGTTTTGCGTAACTCATTTCAATAAAACTGTGGTCTATATATTGATCGTTTATACCCACGCTAAGATGAACCCAAAACCCTGAACATCTACCGTCGGCATCATTATGATAAAAGCACTTCATTTACCTTTCTCCTTTCAAAATATAAGGCAGGGCTGTTTCCTCAATGGACATTTAACCAGACACATATAAAATCGGCACCCTGCAACAAAATTGGACGGTCCGCTTAGAAAGGAAGCTCTTCAGGTCCTTCCTCTTTGGCATACTTAGCCGCGAACTCGTCCTCCTCGATGGTTACATACATTGTCCTTAGATAGGCCTTAACTCCAGTCTTACCGTTGACTTCCCAGTTATAAGGTCTTATAGTCAAATCCACATTACGGATTTCAGCGAAGTCTAGAGTATCAATAGATTCATCATCCAGCGGAGTTTGTGAACGCCTCGTAACCATAATTACTTTAGGCGGAATATTAGCGAAACTAACTGCGACCTGAATATAATGTGTTGCATCGTCACCCTCGTCACGGGGAGCCAGAATTCTCACATTCCAACCATCTTCAGCCAATTTCTGGGCTTGTTCAGGGTCATCGATAATAACACAAAAGTTACGATTACCCTCTCGATTGTACTTTGTTTCCTTTCCCGCAAAGTTGCGGAATATAATACGAGCGTTCTCAATGATAATGTTA